ATGTCTGGACTTATTAATCCACATGCGGCCCCGGAAGAAGCAGCCTATGCGCTGCTGATTGAGCTCGTTCGCGCCCAGCGCGTGCCGCAATATGAAGGCGAAATTTCCGGCCTGCTGGCGATGTACGACGAAGCCGTTAAACACTTTAAAGAGAAAGAGACCGAGCGTTAGGCGTGGACATCGTGGTGCGAGAAAAGCGTGACGCCTGCGGAAGCCGCGCAGGCGTTGGCTGGATAGCGGCTTGGGTCATCAGCTGCCGCGGTAGGTAGAGTATCCGTACTGACTGAGCAGCAGCGGGATATGCAGTTTTTGATTTTGCTTTGTAACATTGAAAATAACCGGAATCACCGGGAAGAACGTATTCATATTTTGGCTTTTAAAATAGTCACCAGTTTTAAACGTCACTTTATACACCCCCGGCTCCATATTCTCCGCCTGCGGATAGAGCGACTTAATCCGCCCATCGGCATCCGTTTTACCGGTGGCGATATGCTGCCAGCTCTCCCCCTGCTGTTTATCCAGCTCAATCTGCACCCCCGGTGAAGGGAGCCCGGTTTGCTGATTAAGAATGTGTACGCTGAGCGTCCCCTCTGGCGCCGCCAGCGCGCTGAAGCTGAGCAGAGAAATTACGGAGGCGATAACTAATTTCATAATCGTGACCTTATTGGGCAAGTGAAAGTGCCCTAACTATAGTCAGCGCGGCGGGGAAAAAAATTAAACTTTTTGTTATCAGTTTGAGTTGATGGGTACTGTCTCCACACACAACACGCTGAACCGGTTTCCTCGTAAGAAGAGGAAGTGTCTTATGAGTAGGTAGCCCCGTGCTCTTAGTAACAGGATACGGTGACACTAAGTCTATCAGGTAGGGGAAATAGATTTGCTGGGTTCAAATATCACAAGGTAAAAAGATATACGCCGTGGCCTCTGCCGCCTCTACCAGAACAGTGCTTACTGCAAATGGGCTGCAGTATTCGAAATAATCATTTAATATTATTTAAACAACTATTCCAGTGTAAGTAATCACCTGGTTCAGATATTGATCGTTATCATTGATTCTCTTGTCGCCACGCCTTAACCATCTCCTTTGTTACCTCTTTCTTGTAGCAAATAGGTGAGTACCCACCAGCTTTGCTCCAGGCACTGCGGCCACCGCACGAGCTGCCGTTCCGGGCGGTATTGAAGGGACAGGCACAAGTACCGGGGTAGGATGCGACAGAGTCATCAATAATCCTTTGACTGACCTGATCATCGCTTAAGGAATTCGATTTGGCGATGGAAATATCTGATGCAAAGACGCACACAACAGCGAATACGGAGATGGCGACGAATTTGATGTTCATTCGGATCTTTCCAGGCAGTGGATGAACATCGAGGGTATGCTTTCAAATAGTGTTCAATATTGATCTATAACAACTGTACTTCACGCCAGCTTAAAATGCGATAGTTAACCCAGTCAGACAGAACCTAAAGCTATAATGACTATTAGCCTGTTACCGGCAACATATTTTCACATTCCTGCAGAGCGCTTATTCTGCACTCAGCTATAACCAGCATTAACCATTCTGTTCGATATTACAGAGCAGTAATGCTGTACTCTGACTGGCCATCGTCCGACAGATACTACAAGACATTAGAATCATCGAAATGGTCCGTCGATATGCTCACCTGGCACCTAACCATTTAACTGAGCACGCACGTCAAATTGACTCAATTTTTGCAAATTTTTGCAGAAGATGTCCCAAATATGTCCCACAAGGAAAAATCAGCGACTGGAGGAAGTTGATAAGTGATTGATTATTAAATGGCACGCCCTACAGGATTCGAACCTGTGACCTACGGCTTAGAAGAAAGTAGAGCATTAAATAACTCACTGTAATCACACATGTTTACCGCGTTCGCATCCGGTTTTGTGTCGTTTCGTGTCGTTTGAATACATCCCTGTCTTTATCGTGCATTCCTGTCACGCCACAACTACGACACACCCATTACGCGAATTCTTCCAGGATCAGGATGCCATCCGCGCCATCGCCGCCGGTATAAGCCGTGCTGGTAAACCCGAGGTCATACGCGCCACCACCACCGGAGCCGGGAGCTGCGCCAGCAATAACGGCCCGATCGTCATGTGGGCGACTGATAAGGAAATCGCCAAAGAATTTGTCGAGACCACTCTTAAAGACGCCTGGGAGACGGCTGACGACTGGTTTGTGCGTTGATCGGTCTATATAATCATTCGCGGTGATCTTCTGCCTGAGTCACTACCCCCACCAGGCAGCAGCATACATTAGCTGCCGGGTGGGCCTATGTGCAACACACTTTGAACTATTCACTAAATGAGCTGCCTGAATAATAACCACTATTAATAAGGCTCACTATGACTACTCTTCTGATCACCTCAAGCGTTGTATTTGTCATCCTCGCACTATTTACCATAAGCGTCATAAAACTATGGATTGGAGTCTCCAACAACCCTGACTAGCACCATCAGAGCCCCTCCCCATCCCTGCCATCATCCACAGCCTGTTTTCGCTATGGTCAGGCGTCTTATCGACGAAATACGTTTGTTCCCGCGCTGTCCAGGAGTTAGCTTCCACCTCTGATAAGTGGATGCCGCGCCGGCGCAGAGAGTTGACAAAGTCACTGGTGCGTAGGTACTGATACCCTTTCGGGTTACGAGAGATAGAGGCGCAGAACGCCTCCCTGATTTTGTGCTGGAGCATGGTAGCCTCCTGGTCAATACTGGTTGCGCACAAAGTAGTTTTATCCGAGAGGAGAATCAATATAGGTTCTGGCTATCAATTTATGTCATTTCCGTAACATATTGATGTAACGAGTAAGGTAAGTCTTAAAGTGTTATCAGCCCTTAGCTGTTTGATGGATTTGCGAACAATGAGAGTTTAAAATTTTTCCGGTATGGCAATACCTTCATAGCAAATTGCTCACCTGCGATCTCTTGCATACGGTTCGCAGTTGAGCAAACTTAACCGGCTGGAAAATATTTATAAATCGTCTTCACCCCCTCCTATTACATCGGCTACCGACCCAATGTTTTAACTGCTCAGACCAGAAATATCTGGAAGCTTTAGGCATCTTCTTGGAAGATAGATGAGCGCAAAGACGCACACAGCAATGATGTTATGTAGTATTTTCCCCTTGAGTGTGCCTGCTCAAGGGGATTTTTTATCGCCGTATTGTACTGGCAAATATTTGTAAATCGTCTTCACTCCCACGCCTGTCACATCGGCCACACGCGACTGGACAGGCGGTTAGTCCGGTATGTTTCTCGCGCTACTACTGCTTACGTTAACGTCTGGTAATGATCTAGCGGCGCGACGTAAAGCGGCGTTGAAAGCAATTATAGTGACCGGCCGGCGTTGGTACTTCACACGGTTAGAATGGCTCTGAAATAAAAAAACATCTTCTGGATAGCGTTCTCTTCTACGAGCAATGATCCCCTCCACTGGAGGGGTTGATTCAACACGTAGCGCCTTCAGATGTCCCGGTTCCCGTATCATTATCGAACAACCATCAATGTCATCGTAACGGAGTGACAGCAGCCTTCCCGCACTTAAACGTGTGTAAAAAATCAACGCCCACAAATCAGCCCATGTATCGGACATGTGCATAAGGTTATGGTTAATAGTTAGAAAATCTCTAAAACTTATTATTTTCTTACTCATCACAAACAAACCAAACTGTTTTCAAAGCTGAATGAATTGATTAAGCCAAACGTAACATATCAGGAAAAGTAGTGAAATCTTTGTCTTCAAGTCGCCGGGAGGTACTTGTAGATTGTTTTCACGTCTACACCTATTACATCGGCTACCTGCTGCCGCGTAGCGCCCGTATCCAGCATCCTGCGGCAGCGCTCCACCACTTCTTCAGTCATTACCCGACGGCGGCCGCCGACTCTCCCCTGCTCCCTAGCAGCGGCTAAACCGGCGCGGGTACGCTCGACGATCAGCTCGCGCTCCATTTCCGCCAGGGCGCTCATGACGTGGAAGAAAAAGCGGCCTGCTGGCGTACTGGTATCGATGCTGTCGGTCAGGCTGCGAAAATTCACCCCGCGCGCCTGCAGCTCCGACACGAGCGTAATCAGATCGCGCACGCTGCGGCCCAGCCGGTCAAGTTTCCAGACCACCAGCACATCGCCCGGGCGGAGCCGCCGCAGCGCTCGCTTTAACCCTGGCCGCCGGGCATTCTTCCCGCTGGCCATATCCTCGAAAACCAGCTCACATTCTGCGCGGATCAGCGCGTTTTTCTGTAAATCGAGGTTTTGATCCCCTGTAGAGACCCGTGCATAGCCAATCAGCATGTTGTAACCCGTTGAAATAGCTGATTGTAAAAAGCTGCGGCCATTCGCTCAAACCCTCGTTTGGGCGAACGCCTTTTGGAGCAAAAAACATGGCCTTTAACCCGGAGCTGGGGAGCACGTCTCCCGCTGTGTTGCTCGATAACGCCGAGCGCCTGGATAAGCTGGTTAATGGTCCCGCCGCAGATGTTCCCGACCGTGGTGGTGACCCTCTTTATTCATGGCGCCAGATTATGGTGAAAAACGATGAAATTCGTCAAAACCTCGTACCTCTCAGCAGGCAGTATATGACGCTTGCTGATGCACAGGCGGATATCGCGAATATTCCGGTGGGCTCGACCACGTACTACCGTAGCCCGGACGACAGCGCGCTCGCAATCGAGGTGATGAACGTTGGCGGGACGCTGCAGCCTACCGGCCGCCGTATGCCTTCATATGACCTGGTGGCGGCCATCAGCCAGGCGGTAACGGCGGAGGTCATGGCCCGAACAGGTCTGATATTCAGCAGCGATGACCAGACCATGCTCTCTTTATGCGATGAATGGGGATATGAAGCCGGGCGGATCACTGAGAATAGTTTCGAAACGAGGAAACTCAGACTGATCCAGTCAGAGACAGGGCCGCTACTGACGCTGGTTGATGATTTCGGTTATGCGGTGAATCTGTTTTCCGAAAGAGGCGCGCTGGTTGCCGGAAATAATGAGTTGTCAGATTCAGAGTCGCTTATTTCCTTCCCTGATGAATTCGGGAACGAGCTGATTCTGGTTGATAAGCAGGGGCGGCTGTATGCCGGGGATAACATCATATTCGACGCGCCGGACTGGGCACGCTGTACCGTTGACCCCTTCGGGTATGTTATCGAAGGCGTGAAATTAAATGGTGATGTGGTCAGCAAGAATGGAGGCGGCGGTAGCGTCGAACCTGTGCCCTCTGTACTGGAAAGCAGCGCAGCAGCGCACTGGCTGTTTGGCTATGAGTCCACGTCGTATACAAGCCGTGTGGGGTATAAAACGCTGACACCGCAGGCCGCGCCGGAATTCAATAACAATTACATTTCGATCTCCGCCTGGGGCGGCGCGCTGATGACCGATATCCCCGATGCCGGGGAATACACTGTCTGCGCGGTGGTCAGGGTACCTGAACAGGCCCCGTTAACCGACTGCGTGGTGATTTACGGCACACAGAACGGGTATTCACTTCGGGATGACGACGACACCTACACCGGCAATCAGCTGTCGATGTTTTCCGACAGGGATGATCGGCGATGGCTGCGTGTGAAAAATTCCGGTTACCGGGGAACGTCCCGGCATTACCCGACACTACAGCCGCCTGTCGGCCAGTGGCTGTTCATTTCACATGTGGTGAAACTTGAGGGCAGCGGACTGCGTTACCAGGCAATCAGCGTGGGTGGCGAAGAATATCAGATGCTGCGCGAGGCCGATGCAGATCGCCTGATTCTATCCGGCCGCAACATCGCCATTGGCAACGGGTGGTGTGATAACGCCATGTTCAAAACCAAAAATCTCGACATCGCTGAATTCATCTACTTCGACCATTCGCTTTCTGCGCAACAGGTCCAGGCCGTTTATCACAATTCCCGCCAGCGTATGGCTGAGCGCGCACTTAACTTACAGTAAAGGAGTCTCCCTATGGGCACAGCAATTATGGCCGCTGGCACCGATGCATCAGCGTACGCAAATAATTATCTTCCGCCGGTCACTGGCCCGCTAGCCTGGGCCAATCTGGAAAGCGATCTGCTGCCGGCAGGTCGGCGCCTTAAAAACTTCGGTAGCCTCGGAGGTTCCTTTGCACTGTCTGGTGTCGCCCAGCTGGTTGCAAAAGGCGTCGCGGCGGCAGCGGGTACGGACAGCCGTCTGACTCTGGGCACCTTTACGCCGGACGCTTACACCCTTATCGTGCTGGTCGATGTAGGTCCGGATGCAGGGATACTGCGTCACCGTAATATTCGTATCAGCACGAATGCCAGCAAAAAACTCCAGCGCGTCATGGATGCTGGCATGAGCGTTTCGGATATCACTGCGCCTGCAACGGGCGCGTTCGCCGTATTCCTGTGTGGTGACAGCACCGGGCATGCGTTTGGTATTGTGACGGCTTCAGGCATTCAGAAATCCACCTCCACGGCGGTGAACAGCGGGACGACTGCCACCTGGATGGGAGGGACCAATCAGGCAGGCCTGGCAGCAGCGTGGGCAGGCTATGGTTCGGCTTTCTATGACCGAAAGCTCAGTGACAGTGAAATGGAACGGGTGGCAGAACGCCTTATTAAACGGGCGCGTTATCTGGGAGTAACGGTGAATGGCTGATTTGTCGATTTCGGTTATTTCAGACCAGGCATCTGAGAGCAATCAGGCGGGGTGGTGGCACCCCCTTGACAGCTTTCAGGGAGTGGAATGTTACGGGCTGTGTAAAGAGTACGGTACCGCCGGTTATCATCAGGTCGAAATCGTTCGCCGTGATGCCGATGGTACTCTCACGCGGGGAATGTGTAAGAACGTCGACGGGACGGTCGCGGAATTTAACAATGACGTGGGCCATAATCAGCCATCTGTGGTTGTGGACGGTGCGGGATATATCCACGTGTTTACGTCGATGCACGTTAACCTGCTGCGGTATTTTCGCAGCGCGCGCCCTGGCGACGTGTCGCAAATGGTGGATGCGACCCTGGACTTTCCGGATGTGGACTGGGTCTGGACGTACCCGATCACCGGCAGAGGTCCCGATGGTGATGTGTATTGCCTGATGCGGGTCGCCAGCCGGAGCACCACCGGGGAAAATAAACGCGGGGGTATCCTTTATCGCTTTGACGTCGGCACGCTGCGATGGACCCGTTATGCGCATGTGGCTGAAACAGCCAACCGCGCTATTTACCCGGATGATATAGCCATTAACGAGGATGGCGTCCATCTTCTGTTTCAGTGGTCGGCCTACCCGTCGTCTGCCGTCCGCCATGTCGGGGAATATGGCGTCATTGGTACTGATGGACTGATGAGAACAATAACTAACACGCCCCTGCCAATGCCGGTAACGCAGGGACAGCTGGCGTATAAGCCATTGCAGCCGGGAGAAAACCCGGCGATAAGTGACGGGCTGAAAATGGGGATTCAGTCTGCGAAATTTGCGTTTGATGGCGAGGGGTTGTCGCATATCACTTACCGTTTCAGAACCGTGGATGATCCTTCCGGGACCTGGTTCAGTAAGTTCGGGGTCTACGTTGCGACATGGGCGGGGTCTGCATGGAGCGAGCAGCAGATTGCATATGTCCCGCCGGAGAGGGGGAACACTTCCGCAGCACTGGCGGCAACCGTTCAGGGGGGCAAACGGAGGGTGTATTTTTCGGTGGAATACACGTCTTCCGGGAATACTGTCGCTGTCATTGTCCTGGCGGAAAATGCAGGTTCTGGATGGGTCTACTCGGTACTTGGCAACAGCGCCCCCACACTTCTGCGCCTGGGATCTGCACCAGGCAATGGCGGTGATGTGCTTTACGTCTCAGCACCATTTGAGGCTAAGGTGTATCGCTATTTTGTGCCGGAAGATTATTCCCCGGCTCAGCAATTTACGAGTTTTGAAGCTCTTCTTTCAACGTTACTTTGAAAGTGTAAATAAATGCGGCTGCCAATGTTATGACTGCCGCATCCTACAGAATTTACAGAACGCTGATCCCCCTCGCCGCACAGCGCTCTTTTGCCGCGGCATAGATATTATCCAGATCTGCGGCAGATACTGCGCTGGTAGAGTACAGGAACTCATAACAGCGAAGCTCTTTAGAGTAGCCTGCCGCGCCTGTATAGGATGTGTTACCAGGGCCAATTTTTAAGGCAGCATTGGCGTTTTTTGCCGCTGTCAGTATCAGTTTTGTAGCCGCACCTCCAACGAAAACTATCAGGTTGCTGCCGCTGCGCGTGACTGCGATAAAAATATTCGCTCCCGCGCTCAGCCCGGGCGGTACCGGTATGGCCTGCGATTTGGTTGTGCCCGTGCCGCTCTCTTTATAGGCAAAAACAATTTCCCCGGCAGAGGACATCTGCACCGCTTCACCTGTCGAGTTATCTGTAGCCCCACCAAGCACCTGAGAAGCAGCTCCTGAATACTGAATAACGGTACACCAGGTATAGATGCTGGTATCTCCCCATTCAGTCTGGAGGCCATTTTTCAGTGCGCCCGCACTGGCAGGTAACTGTACGTAATTGTCACCGTACGTTTTGGTCAACGTTGGATCGGCTTGCGTCATGGCATGAGCGCCGTCATAAGAGGTCAGGCTGGCGGATGAGCCGCCAAACAACCAGTTGAAGAAGCCAGGCTGCGGAGTCACCGCTGATATCACCCGGCTGACGTCAGACTCATTCAGATATTCCGCACCGGAAAACGGGACTTCAAAAGTAAGGCGAGTGAATAGATACGGCATCAGATGGCTTCCTTATAAAAGCAGCAGCAATAGTTCTTCAGCTGGTACGCATTGCCAGCTGCATCATGCAGATCAGTGGTTGAGTTGTCTGAGTCACAGAGGTTTCCACAGATACCGCTGTTGACTCCGGCGTTCCATGACGGATAGCGGCCATCACCATCGGATGCACCGCGGTTTAACGGGGTCCAGCCATAGGCCAGATAAACAGTGCCCGTGAATGTAGAGGCCGTTGTAACTTTGACTTTGTCCGGACCTACAATCTGCACTGAAGAGATTGTCAGCCGCGTGACATTACCGGCTCCATCATCCTGCCAGAGTTCAAAACCCTTTGCTCCGGACGGGTGTTCGGGGACAATGTCAGTCCTGAACTGAAGGTTGCCGACCGGGACATGAAACGCCGCCACCACGGTATTTGAGCCAACTTTATAAATGTCGATCGGATACAGAGGCTTCCACGGTTTTCCGTTTTCCATCCAGTATCGGATCGCCTTGGCGCGGAAAAGGCCAAGCCAGCGGTAGCCGTGGTTCGTCAGATGCACGCCGTCTGTATAAGGGAAAATATACATCGGGGTACACAACTGAATCAGCGGGTTACTGATTGCCTCATCGAGCTGAGCTCGCGGAATATCAGAGCTCGGGTTGACTAATCCCTGATATCGTCCCTGAGACGCCATCTGATAAATAATCATCGGCATATCAGAGGTTGCGCGTGAAACACTCTTGGCTTTGTCGTTGATTGAGGACTGCATCAAAACCATTTTGCTGCGGTAGTAAGAGTAAGAACTACCGAGATACGCATCCGCCTCCCCCTGGAAGAATGTCAAAACTGGTAACCCGTACTGATAGCCAGCCGATGCTGCAAGCTGTGCCGCTTTATCTATGCTGGACATGAGCTGGGTGTAAGGTTCAGTCCCTGGTTCGAGCTGAGCCATGGAATAACCACTCACGCCAGACGCCGCAGCCATGTACTTTCTGTCTGGTGCGGGCGAATCATATTCCAGCTGATGAATCAGGCTCGTATCGTGATATTGCTGCGTTGTTGTGTCGGGTACAGTGACAAGTGAGGTAAGCGTTTTGTTATACGTTACGATCCCCGTATCAAACATAAATGCGTTGGTTACCGGGGTGAGTATTCCAGCTCCAGCGTTCAGGCTGATGGAGAGACTTTGTCCGAATGCGCGACAGTCCACAAACTCAGGCCAGTATTGCGGGGGGGTGTAACTGGCGTCACCACCGGTGCCGACCTTTTTACCGAACAGGTATTCCGCCTGCTCAGATAATCGCAATTCGCGAACAATGCGGCCGGCACTGTCAGCCAGAAGGATAATTCTGTCTGCATCACTTCCGTTATATGACCATGTTTCAGATCCTGCCTCCCTGGCCTCATCCACTTCGCCCTGTCGCGGAACCTCATTCCCGAATACAACCAGCTTCTGCTTTTCGATATTAAGTTTGACAAGCTTCCTTAGCGCATTATCCGCCACCAGAACTACCTCTGTTTTGTCATCACGGTCGTCCCGCCATGTGTCGCTCAGCGAATCTGATAACGTAATCCGCATCTGATTGAGCGAGTCGATATCTCCCTGCATACCGTCAACGTAGGCCTGTGACGGCATCCTGCGCCCGGTGGCAGTCAGCGTCCCGGCTACATTCATGTACTCGTCAGCCAGCGCACTGCCGTCCGGGCTACGCACGTAGGTTGTGGAGTTCACCGGAATATTCGCTATATCCGCCTGGGCCGCTGCCAGCGTCGCATACTGCTTGCTGAGCGGAATGATGTTCTGCCGTATCTCATCATTTTTCGCCATCATCTGGCGCCAGGTATCGAGCGGTTCACCGCCGCGGTCGTTAACCGTTCCGGCTGGACCGTTAACCAGCTCGTCAGCGCGCTTGACGTTATCCAGGAATATTTCAGGCGTCGTCGTTCCCAAAGGCGGGTTAAGTTCGGCCATGTTTTTGCTCCAAAAAGAGACTTCGCCCAAACGAGGGTTTGAGCGAAAGAAAAGTTGAAAGGGATTTTTTTGGTATTAAGCAGCGTCGCCGGGGTATGTGGCGTCGTCGTACTGGTAGAACGATTCGAGGTATTCTTTTGCGGTGACCTGGCAGGTTCCGTCAGACTGCGGGGCGATCTCCTCTACAATGGCGTCGTAGACGTGGCGCGTTGAGCCGCAGAACACCAGGCGGATCGGCTCGATGGTTGCCGACGACAGGTCAACCTTCATCGGGTCATCAAACTCGCTCAGGTGCGGGACTGACAGCTGAAAATCGCCCATCCTGCTCGCCACCATCAGCCCGGATGCAGAGCCATCCTGATAGCGGATCAGCGCGCGGGGGTTTTCGAAAGACCAGTCCAGCGGCTCCGTGACGGTGAACGTTGTCACGCCACCAGCCGTTGTCATCGCCTCCACCAGACAGGAAATCGTGTTGTTACCCGGAATATCATCCGTGAGCACAATGCGATCGCCCGTGTTGTAGCACAGCGCGTCCAGCTCGGTAGTGGTCTGGAACGTCACCCGCTGCTGAAGGTATTTCATCAGGCGACGCATGCCGATCTGGTAGGCGTGATCCTGATTCAGTACCCCATCGAGTTTGTAATTCTCGATTTTCACTGGCGTGGGATTGTCCGGCGTCCGGCATTTAACGGTCTCCTCCGCCCAGGTAGTCCCGTTGATGTATGTCACGTCGACGCCATCAAAATCATCGTCGGACGGTACGGTAAATCCGCTCTGCAGCTCCTCCACCATCTCATGCGGAGTGAGCACGCCAGTCCAGGGCTTAATCCCCTCACGGTTGACCGTCGCCAGGCCATCACTCAGCAGAAAACGTGACTTCCCGGCATTGGCTATCTTCTGCAGCATTTCCAGCGCTGAGATACTGTCGCCCGTGGCGAAATCGAAATACTCGCCGCGTGGCGTCCAGTATGCAGACTCCAGCACATTGATGGTGTCGACGTCCATCTCCAGCCCCAGCGAGTTTGCGACATGCAGCAGCGCTCCCGAAATGGTTCTGGCCGTTCCGGTTTCATAGGCCCGAGTGGCCACAACGTTTACGCGGCGGTCCGACTGAGCCGCCAATTTGCCCCCCGTCTCAACGGTCACCGCCATTAGCGACACGCCGGGATAGGATGAAGGGCGCGTCAGCAGTCGCCCGCGCAGTGCCTGCCAGTACATACTGTCTCGCGCGTTGTTTGAGCCCTGCTCATTGCGCCGACGGCAGCGAACCTCTACCAGCCCCGGAGAGCTGAGGGTGATCCGCTCAGTGAAACCTAACCCGTTGACGTTTTTCAGCGCATACTCGCCCTGGTGACTCACCCACCCCGATCCGGAACCGTAGACGCGATACTGTATCTCCCACTCCACGTGGCGGATCCGTTTTTTGCCCTTACTGTCAAAGCCACAGATGCCGTTCGGGAAGGAGAAATTCACCTCGAATGCATCCACCAATTCATTCTCAGGGCAAACCAGGAACGGCCCCAGCCAGCTCAGCGTGTCGTTAAGACCAGTGGCCTCATAGTCGATCATCGTCCGGGCGGAGAATCCCGGCCATGACTCATCAACGGCACCGGAAACCAGGCGCGCCACCGTCGCCGTCGTGCCGTCGGCAGAGACAATGCGGTACTCATTCCCGCGGTGAGCAAGTGAAAGCCGTTGCACCCCCTCCGGCATGCCGGAAAATGCCGTTCCCGTGGCAGAGTTATAGGCGAGTGTCACATTCGCCGTTACCGCCGGGCTGCCGCCGGTTGATGCCGTGCCGGAGGTGTAAACCGGGGCATCACCGAAAACAGCTGCAGGCAGCGAAGAGGACGTGATCTCCCCACCCGCGAACGGACTGGCCGACTCGGTTATCAGTACGGTGCCGCCGTTGTCCTGCGCAACCAGGCCGGAGCCGGTGAGTCCCTCGGTGATGGCCGCCAGCAGTCCCGACATCGAGACGTAGTTAGCCACCAGCGACACCGGGTAGGTAACCCCCTGCCAGGTGATCGTGAACGTGCTGGAGCTGGTCGAAAAATCGTAGGTGGTCGGGGCCGCACTGGCCTGGACTTTTGCCGCACTCCCCCCGGTGCCGGGCACTGCAGCCTGACCGGGGGTATATGACGCGATAAACAGATCGTAATCGACAGAGTTAAACCCCAGCGTCACCGGCATACCTACTACCGGCGCGATCTCCGTCAGCAGCGGGCTTGCGATAACGCTGTATCCGGCCGCCGTGGTGATCTGGTAGTTCGCCGGGGCTTTAAGTTCGACCACGGCGCCAGCGACCCAGCTGGGCGGCAGTGCGTTATCGTTCTCGTCATTATCGTCATCATCATCCGTATCCAGCCCCGTAAACGTCACGCTCGATCCGGAGACGGTCATGCTGTCTGCGATAATGTCGTCTGCGTCCGGCGACGTCTGGGCCATATCCAGCCCGGTGCCGGATGACGTCCCGCCCACTTCGGTGGAGTTGACCCAGTTTTCGCTGCGCTCATCACCGGAAACGTCCGCGCCTGGCGGGTAATGGGTGCTGCTGAATCCCGGTAGCGTTGAAGCTGGCGTACTGCCAACCCTGATATCGCCATTGGTATAAATCAGATCACCGACACCGAGACACAGCAGCATCTGGACGCGCATTTTCGTAGGATCGGCGGCATCAAACCGGGTAACCGGCTGCACCACATAATCAGGGTAGATACGCACCCGGCCAAATACCTCACGAATGGCATCACCGAGTTTTGCGGAATTCGCCTTTGCCGGGTTAAGGTCGAGACTCCGCCCTGTGGATGAGGTATAGCCGCCCGTATCGATGGTGCTCATCATAAACAGCGAATAGGCTGCAGCGGCAACGGAGATACCGACGCCGATCCACGCGATTGTGGCGGCCTCCAGCCCGAAGGGAACCGGATAAAGCCTGACATCACTATCAGGGCGAATCACACACTTAGCCCACTCGCCTGGCGGAATTAACAGCCCCCCAACCTCAACGGTCAGCGGTGGGACATCCCGATCCTCGTAGCCTTCAACATTTGCTACCAGCCAGCTGCGAATACTGGTTACACCATGCTCATGCGTTTCGAGTGGTTCACCGGGAAGCCGGGACGGGTAAAAACGAATGGTCATCGCCAGAACTCCACTTTGACAAATCGACGCTTAAACCGCGGCAAGGGCAGAAAGGTGACGTTCGTGCCTGGGTTGCATTCCGCCACATGCAGCAGGCCACCGATACTGACCACGATCCCTACGTGGGTGACGGTCGACCCGGAATAGCAGGCCACCCCGGCCCCTTCGCAGGGTTCGCAGCGCTCAAGGGTAAGCATCATCCGGCGCGCTTCCCGGTCGAGGCCGCCGTCGTCTTTGGTGACCCCGGCAAAATCGGGCCAGACGGGTAAATTCAGGTCGCGGCGTATCTCGTTCACAATGCCGAAGCAGTCAAGTTTTGGAAAAGAGCGACCGCCCTTCTGCCATTTAACAGAACGGTATTTATCAGGGTTGAACATTGGGATTCCTTAGCTGATATAACGCAGTCCGGGGAATACAGGTAGCGTGTAGCGGTAACGTGGCCAGGCGGTATCGAGGATATTCATATAACCCGCGGTAATCTGCCCTTCGGTCGCAGTCCAGTAACCAGACTTGATTTTCAGCGTATACGGCACTTCCGCAGGGGCCGCTAAATCCGTGGAGATGTAACGCCGGTACGTCAGCAATGCAGACAGACGGTTAGCCAGCGCATTGCGGATCGCCGTGGACACAACGCCGTCGATATTGCACAAGGCAAATTTGAGGTCCTGCGTGCCGTCCGCATTGCGCGCCGGCAGAGCAATGTCTATCGTACAGGCGGTAAACGTTACGGTATCGCCGTTCTCCGTCGTTGCCATAATATCCTCGTAGCCCTGGCACAGATAATGGACGTCAGAACCAATGGTGATCTGCAGCGTCTCAATGATCACCTCCGGCCCGCTGCTGGCGTAGAGGCGGTTGAGTTTTGTCATGATTTTTACCCAATAAAAAAGGCCACCCGAAGGTGACCTTAAAAATTGGTGTCGAATGTGGGTGTACCCTCACCGGCAGGATCGCTATTCCGCGCTTTATTTCACGCTCCGGCTACGGAGCGGCATGAAGGACTTTCCCACAAATCGACACAAGTGATTATGAAGGAGAAACGGTTTTAATCAAGCCTTGGGCCACTCCTTATTCAGCGCAATATCCAGCAGTGAGCTGCCGACGATCCATTCCGGGTAATTACCCCATGGGGCAGGAGCAAGGGGGCGTTCCCATAATTCAAGCGTCGCTGTGTACTTCCAGTAAATCGGGGCCACCAGTACCGGTCCCTGATAAATATCTGTAAAGCGGCATTTGTAAAACTTAATGCCTGCCGGCGTCTGCAGCTTCATCATGAACCACGCTGCCCCGTCAGATAACGCATCACGGAACCAGGACTCAAACGCCAGGCCCTGCGCATCGGTTTCCATAAACCAGGTGATGCTGGCCTGCGTCGGTGTGGACGTATAAGCTCGCCTTTGCCTCGCGCGACCGGTGGTTAACTGGGTTCGTTTTAACGGGCTTACAGGCTGAAATCCGTATCCTTCCTGTAATGGCATAGGGAGGCTGTCATGTGGGTAGTAGATATCAGTCATCACTCTAACCCTCTGCCTGGATATTTACTGCGCATTGCCTTACCAACTTTCCCATCTCCTCTCAACAATTGCGCAGCAACCTGATCCAGGGCTTCCGTTGTCGCCCGCTTCTGCGTTTGAGCCATGGAGAGAGTCATCTGATCAGGTGTCACACCGGGCGGCGTATGGAAATGCTGCTCAATGGGAGCATGGATGGTGGTCTTGCTGCTGTTGTCGCTGTTAACGTTCTGGACGCCAGTACCAAACCCTGTACGCCCCAGAGTTGCATCAAGCGGTTGGCCATTTCGAAGTGCCTCAAGCTGAGGCACGCCGATCCGGTTCGTTGATGCCTGGTCGAAGACGTACTCTCCTTTGTGAACAATACCCGCTGGCTGATACTTACCACCGGGGCCGGTGTAACCGCCGGAGGCGAAGCCAACCCCTGAAACAGCCTGAATATTTGAGACGATACTGGCAGTCTGCGCAGCGATTGAGGCCATAGCGATGATGTTGGCCGGATAAGGCGCGCTTACTGCACCGCTTGCTATAGCCTGCTGGATTTTCACCATTGAGTCCGCGATAGCGAATGCCTTGCTCGCAGCAAAAGCAACCTTGTAGATTGCCGATTGCTCACCAAACCCCGTTCGCATGATGTCGGCGGTACTGTCAAACAAGGACTGCGTGGCCGCAGATATGATGGTGTTTTTCTGAGCCTCGATGACCTGATTTGCATCCGCTGCACGCTGACGAATCGACGTCATTCTGGCCTCACCCTCGGCAGTTATTTCGCCGGCCTTCGCATAAGCTTCCTCCTGAGCTGCCAGCCAGCGCTGGAGCTCTTGCTGAGCCTGGTCATATTCATTGATTTGCCCCTGCATCCCCTCAAAAGTTCCAGAGAGTCGCCCTCCTGTGGGTGTCAGGTTTCCTACAACATTACGAACCGTCGAGGGCAGTTGCATATCGGTGTTTTGATAAATATCTGCCCGTGTTTTTTCATATTCACCGGGTTTTAGTTGCCCGGTTGCTTTGGCTTTCTCCAGCAGTTCAAGACGGGTTTTAAGCAGATCGTTGGTCCGCTCATCCTTCGTCTTTACCTGTTCCTGCATTTTCCGGTAATCATCCAGGGTTTTTACGGAGTTTTGCAGTGCCTCCTGCTGCTTATACGCCTGGAGGATTTCATCTGAACGGGAAAGGATCGATTTCTGGTCGGCTGTGAGCTGCGTTTTAGATTTGAGGTCAGCAATCTGTTGCTCGAACTTGATTCGCGCCTGTGTCGCGCTGTTAAGCTTGTCACTGGCATCCAGCTGGGACTGCATGGCAGCAGTCTGCTGGTTTATCTGATCAAGCAGCCGGGTTGCTGCGTCCTCGGTATATGCTTTACCCTTTGGCGTCTTGGGTAATTTCGGGTCTTTGTACTTTTCGTTGATATTGGCGCGAAGTCTGGCTTCTTCCTCTGCGCTGATTGACGTGCCTGCAGCCCTGGTTTTTTCCAGAGCTTTGGTTAGCTTATCCTGTTCCCTGGTGCGCTTTTGGGCGTTAGTTAATGTCTGTTCGGTCAGTGTATTGATATAAGCTTGAGCTTTGATTCCCTCTTGCTGCCTCTCATTGCCAGCATTATAGATCCCGTTAATTGTGTCCTGAGCCATTTTCTCGGACTGCAATGAAGCTAGTCGTGCTTTGGCAGCATCGACCCCCTTTTGAAGCATGGAAAGGTCGCTAGACTTCCATGCTCCATATGGCCCAGCATATTTTGATTGTCCGGCACTTAAATCAGAAAGTGACTTTTGCGCCCTACCCAGTTCGTCCTGAGCTTCTGCTATTTTTTGCTCTATAGATTTTTCACGACCTATATCAAGCATGGCATCCCAGGCACCTTTCGCGGCATCACCCAACCATTTCCATGCCTGCTCCAGTGATCCGAGGTTACCCTGAATCTGGTCAGCACGCTGCTTCATAGTCGCAGCATACGTCTCTGTTGCCAGTCTCGCAGCCTCTTGCTGATTACCCTCGTCCTGCAACGCCTTAATCTGGTTGTAAGTTGCCAGAGTCAGGAAGTGATATTTATCGTTCAGTTCTCCGATAGCGACTACCGGGTTTTGTGCAATTTTCTCGAAGTCTGCCACCATGCTATCGATAGATTCATCGGTCGCATCGTTCATTGCGACAACGGCCTCTGTGACAGTCTGCATTGAACCTGTAGCGATTTTACCACCAGAGACAACACGGTTTAGTGCCTGAGCGGCGGCGGCTGTGGTATTCCCTGTATTATCTGCGACCGATCTCGCCATGTCTGCCAATTGCCCGGTGGTTACCCCGGCAATATTCCCGGTCAGGACAAGGGACTTATTGAACTCCTGTTGCTCCTGGCTGCCTTTGTACCAGGCATATGTGAGAGTACCCACAACTGCGACAAGAGCGCCGATCCCGATAGTCATGGGATTCAGAAATCCAGTCAGTTTTTTGGCATTCTCTGCATTTTCAGACAATGAGTTAGCGTTAGCTGACAGGGAATCGCTTGATTCATCGGCGGCATCTCCGGCCCCCAGCAACTGCTGTTTTATGATCTCGAACAGATTACCCCAACCGCCAAACGAATCAGCGATCTGCGAACCCTGTTGCATGAAGATAGTGAACAAAGGCATACCACCAGCCAGGCCAACAGCAATATCATTCAACTGCGCGGGGAGTAACCGCATGGCATTTTTATACTGCCCTGCCGAGATGGCCCCATACCGCATTTCATTACTGACCTGATTGAGCCCTTTCTCCGTCAAATCCAGCTTATTTGAAAGCTCTGCGTGGTATTCAGGCGTAAGCAGCCCGGCGTCTTTGGCTGCAGACAGTTCAGCTCGCTGTTTCTTGATTTTATCTAACGCAGCTGAGAAAGGGTCGAGTTGGCCAACTAATCGCTGCAACGAAGCACGCTGCTCTTCCTGAGCCTTTACTGCATCACGTTCTGCCTGCGCTTCCCCGTTCAACTCACGGCGGGCTTCGGCAATTTTGGCACTGTAGGCATCATACTGCTGGATACTGAGCGCACCACTATACGTATATTCGAAAATTTGCCGCTGCTGCTCGTCAAGAGCCTGTAATGCGTGGGTGACGGGATCAAGGCGAGCCTGTAATTGCGAGAGAATTCGCTCCTGCTGCGCCTGTTGCGCTGCTGAATCCTGAGCAGCTTTCGCAGCTTCTCTCTGGGCCTGCGTATACCCAGTCAATTCATCCTGAGCAGACTGAAGACGATTGCGAGTTTGATCAATGATGGAACTGTAGTGGCTGAATTCCTCAGCCCCCAGCACACCAGATAGATTTGCCTTTGTCAGCCGCTCCATTGCTTTATCCAGCTCATCAAACGCTTTTGATGTAGGATCCAGCTTATCCAGTAATTTTTCTATTTCTTCCCGCTGCGACCTTGTTGACTTCGCATTTTCGATAGCGTGTTTTGGTCCAACCTTAAGATGGGAGTTCAGATCTTTAGTAGCTGCGGAGAGATTATCCGTTACAAACTCAGCTTTTTCACCCTCTGCCGTTATTTTGTTTAAAGCACTGGCTAAACTATCCGCATTCTTTTCTGCTCCGGTGCTATCGAGAATAATAGCGAGGCGGGATGTTTGTTCAGTCATTTACCTTTCTCCGGGCAATAAAAAACCCGCGAATTAAGCGGGTTAGGAGATATTTAAACAATGATAAAAAGCCCACCTGAGTGGGATAGTTACGACATATGCGCACCTAACTTATGATTCGGAACACACTTTAATAGCAGGCTCTGATAGCTTAGGGTCAATTCCATCATTGAGGACTGTCCAATCTGCGACTTCTTCTTCATATTCCAAATCTTTCAAACCTCCGCTTTCATATAACGACTTGAGATTATCTAAGTTATTCTTTTCTCTATCGTCTATGCTTGGAATTTCAGCCCACATAAATGATTTCGCTTCACGTATTGCTTTGGGATATGTCCATTTGACAGCAACAATATAAACATCACCCTCTTTTCTTTCAGATACAACACTGTACTTTGACTTGCTATATAAATACTTACTCACCTGATAGTATTCATTAGTAGTCGGTAAAACGTTCTCATCAATAAAGTGTATTTTCTTCAACCCAGTATCAGTACACATAGATGTCTTTGATTTAGAAAGCATCCCAGTATCCTGAGTCGCGATAAATTTCATCACCTTATCTGAGGGTTTATCTTCACCACACCCGAGTAAAACAACGCACAGTACCGCAATCCCTAATAATTTCTTCACATACCTACCCTCCATAAGCAAAAAGCCACCCGAAGGTGGCCTTATCAATCAGCTTGCGTTCTCGCAACCCGGCAGGCTGCGGTCAATCACAAGATTCCCCTCAACACGCAGACCAATCTTACCGAACAGGAAGGAATGGTTAAGTTGAGTGACAACTACGTCAGACAGACCAACTGCACAGCGATCTTTTTCAATCGCTCGATCAGCGGCTGTTTTAACGTTCGGGATGCCAAGAGGGAAGATGATAACCGGATAGCTATCTTCTGCTGTTACACGTTTCCCTTTGTAGAACTTACCCCCATTGAGGTTGTAATTTTTAGTACTCGCCACAGTTAAATCTGCAACACGTACAGTACAACCAGAAAGTAACAGCGCTCCAAGCGCCAATGCGATGACTTTTTTCATTATATGTTTCCTTTGATTGCAATCGGAAACATCCTATCATCGACCTTCTTGAGGATGGACCACCATTAATGGTAGGTCAGTTACTTCCTTTCTTATCTGATGAGCGTTTCTGTGACTCTGCCCACTCATCCCTCCAGGCATCATCGAGGGCCAGTATCGCTGCGTCAAATTCAATGCGGTCGATCAGGATGGTGCGCGATGCCAGGTAAAGCTCGATATCATTCAAGGATAGAGGGAGCGGCACTCCGGCCATGCCGGCATACTTCCTGCCGCGCGATATCATGGCGTAAGCGTTGAGGATCTCCCCAGTGACTGCATCGATTTCAGGCTCTGGAATGGGCGGGAGATTTAGTTTCTCCCTGCGCCACTTTGCTTTGTCACCCTGTTCGCCGGCGAATTCCTTTAGCCACTTTTGGGCCTCTATGGCTTTTTTACGGTTTCCTGAGTCTGCTGCTCCTTACCCTGAGCAATGCTTGCGGCCTCGGCCAGTATCAGCCAGTACAAATCCGGGTACTGTTTCAGCATGGCGATCCCGAGCTCTGGGGTATAGTCGAGAGCAACCTCTGAGCCATCCACCAACTGGCCCACCCCCTCCCAGCCTTTCAACAGGAACCGGGCGACGTTATCGATCAGCAGGTCATCAACGGAGTCGATATCGCCCACGCTGGCGAGATTGAATTCTTTGGTTCCTACCTTATAACCTGCGTCCATCTTATCGATGTGGCGGCGCACCAGCGCGTTACGGGATCGATATTGCGGATTCTCGCTGCTGGCCACCAGCAGGCGAAGTTTGAACAGCGATTCTTCTTCCGCCGAGAATTGCCTTTCGCTGTCTTCTGGCTTTTTGTAGGGGGAAAACCAGCGTTCGCCATTTAAATCAATTTTTGGGGTAACAATCAGCATAATAACTCCATAATGAAGCCCGATCCGCGATGACTGCAGAATGGGCCAGGTAAATTAAGGCGCGGTAACGGTGATTTCAGACGTTGCGGTAAAGGTGCGGGCCTTACCAGTGATGATTGCAGTACCGGCTGCGTTACGCGTGACCTTCGCTGTTTTCTGCCCGGTAGAAACCACACTGGCGATAGTCGGATCCGATGACGTCCACTGGACGGTATCAGTTGAATCAGCTGGCGTAAGCGTGGCGGTTAACGTCACAGTAGAACCCACGGCGCCAGTTGAAGTGGCTGGCGCAACACTGATTGCCGTCGCCGGCACTTTAGGCACGCGCGTAATCGTAGGCGGAGTATTGGCCGCGGTGATATCCAGCTGAACCTGAACAATGTCAGTGCTCCCCGCATCCGGCCAGTCGCCGGAGATCTGCACTTCCGGGAAATCGAAGGTATAGGCGCCTTCAGCATTCTCCAGGGTGAAGCTAAACGGCACCGTTTCGCCGGTGAACGTTTTTTTGTAAACCTCCCAGGCTGCCTTTGACCATGACAGCGTGATTTGACCTGACGGGGTAAAGGTTGTCGGAATGTTTGCGCCGGCGAACGCCGAACCGGTACCGATGCAGCGCTGGGTCTGCATATTGTTGTCGAACTGAATGTTAAAGGTGTCGACGCAGAAGCCTGTCCCGCCATCAACACCATTCAGCCGGATGTTGGTGACCTCTTTGAAGGAGTAACGCAGCGCCCCCGCTAAATCCACTGGCGCGGTGAAATAGCTGGTATCGTCCCCCTTCGTCTCCCAGTCCAGCCCTGCAAACGTAATGGTTGCAGTGATATCACCATCGGCCGGGATTTCCATCTGGAAGGTGCCAACCTGGCAACCGCGGGCAATATGGGCGATCCCCACATCACTGGCAAAAGTCGCCACGGAGAACGTAATGCGACCATTACCCATCGTCAGCACGTTATTTAGCCATTCGGAACCGAAGCAGCTGGCAAGAAAATCATCATGCTGGTTCCAGCGAAACCGCGTGCCGACATCGCCGCCGACATCCACTGTGCCGCGTGAAACACCTTGCGCCATGCGGTCACCAGCGATTTCGTCATTGTCGTTGGTGTTCTGCGTTGGTTTCAGACCAAATGAAGAACGACGCAGCAGGTTCCACGCCCCTGCTGTAGGGGTGATTCCTGGCGTTGTCTCGCGAATAAACGCGGCTACTACTTTTGCACCTGAGCTCACAGGAGCCTCCTGTTTTTTGTGCGCTACAGAGCGCGATAAGGAATTTGAAGATTGAGCTGTAACCAGCCATCGGTCTCACCCGCCGGCACAGCAGAAACAGCGAAATAACTCAGCTTTCCGTCGTCCTTAAACTCGAATAGCTCCGTTAGCTGGTCGGCCGTTCGGGAGATAAGCAACGTCCCGGATCCGACCGGAACAAACAGCTGAATGATGAGTAAGCCCGTCCTGTGGACGACTGGCCCATCCCCGATCTCGGTTGCGCCAGCCTGTCCTGCAATGTTGGTTAGTCGGGCCCAGATATCGCGGTTGCTGGGGTCAAATACCGGACCATTGGGATAATCCACCGCATCAGAGGCAATAGCGGTCTGTGCCGCCATTCGGGAAATGACAGCGTTTCTGATTTCTGTAAGGGTCATTTGTAGGCCTGAATAACACCATTAAACGAGACGGCATAGACGCCTGTCGGCGCCTGCGTTGAGTGGCCATTCTCCAGAGGCACGGAGTAAGGCAGGTTCGACTGGATGTAAATCACCGAATAGGCTGGCGCCTGGTCAATGATATTTTTGCCATTAAGAAGCGTCATTGTCCCACGCGGATCCGGTTCGGTCGGGACGGAATGATCAGGTTCGCCGATGCTGACAAAATGCGATGCCCTGAAGGTTCCTGCGCGATACTCAGCCGGCCGCCTGATATCCATGCTGTCATTAACACGCACTTTCTTCCTGAGCCTTCCGGTTTTGGTCAGGTTGGCAGGATCGGCATAAAGAGATTCGTTCCATTCCCCAACAGCTTTGTTGTACTGAACCGCGGTCGCGTTAATGGCCCACAGCTCCGGGTTTCCTACCGGCGACCGCTGAACGATTTCATTCAGCAACTGAATGGCGATTGCCCGCTGGCGTAGTTTGACATCTTCTGCCACCAGCCCGGCGAATGCCGCCGGATCAATGTTCCAGCCCTTAGCCATATCACGCCCTCCGCAGTTGAATGGAGTACGCAGCGCCAGCAGAGTCGGCAGAAGCGGTGATGACCTCGTAGCGCTGAAGCTCACCCGTAACCGGATCCGGTGCGGTGATGATATGCCCGACGGCCGGCTTATCAGTCACCTCGTTAACCAGTGCGGTTAGCTTCACATCACCATGCAGAATGTTAACGCCATCGATACGGCGCAGCTTATAGCGCGCCAGCACTCCACGCCCCGAGTAAGTCACCTGCGTTTCAGTGCCGGTTTCCGTCACCGGGTCCCAGGCCCCCCGAACGGTATATGACCCAGTGAAATCCTTAACGGCATCCTGCAGGTCGGTATCGAATGCCGCGGCGACTTCGGTTTGCAGCTCGTCACGAATGCCCATTGCACCCACCAGTACGCTGCTGAGGTTTAACGATCACTGTACCGTGGAGTTTGCGGGTATAAATTTCGCCATTGCGCTTAACCCGCAGCGGGAGCGGAGCAAACTCTACAACACCCTTTGCCTGGTTTGCGTAAACGACATGTCTGATCGGGTTTCCATTCACAAACACATCGCGGGGACCGAGCCCGTCGCCGGCATAATGCACATATGGATTTTGCATGTTACCCCCTTACCGCCGCTCAATATGAGCATGGATAAAGTCGGTTTTAAGCGACTCCATAGCGCCAACCATCACATAGGGGCGTCCACCGTTATGCCAGCAATCAATCGCGTTACCCTCATCATCAAGCAGTATCACTGCGACACTGTGGCAGCCGCCGTTTTCGGCTCTCTCCAGAGCCTGTTTCAGCAGGCTAATAACCTGGTCGTTATCGAGGCTGTGATGGCTGGGCTTTTGAAATGGGACCACCTTCAAATCGGACATATCACGCCCTCACAAAGAACGTCTGGAAAGGGTTAATCATCCACGGTTTGAGCATATCCAGCGCCAGCTGCAAATCAGGATCGAGTAATTCAGTGCTGGTGGTTGAAAGCTCGGCAAAAGTGCGGGAAACCTTCACATCGTCGGCCTCAACGCTTTTGCTCGTCACCACGCCGGAATCTGTTTTTTGCTGATACAGATTGCCTGCAGCGGCTACGGAAGCGATAAACGCTCCGGCTTGCTTAACTTCTTCAGGAATATGCTCCGGGTCGATATCCTGAAGGTTAAGCGCCGTCATCCAGGTGTTTGCCTGGAGCACGGCTTTAACCTTTTTGTCGGCGGCAGCCCAGGTATCCCCCAGCAACTCGTCAACGTCCTGGATTGTTATATAAACGGTCATCGGATCCTCACCAAAAGAAACGGGGCTTTCGCCCCGTCAGTTAACCACCCGCTGGAGCAGTGAACGCGATCGCTTCAGTTGTTTTCACCACGCCGTCAACGGTAGCCGTCACCGTGAAGGAGCCGGCCGTAGCAGAGGTGAGTTTCACCGTCGAGCCACCAGCAGACCCTGTCTGTGACGTCGAAGCACTGAGTGTGCCGCCTGTAGACGTCCACGCCACAGATGCCCCGGAGACTCCTGCACCATTTCTGGTGTACTTGAGCGAAACGGTCACCGCGTCGGTACTGTCAGCAGTTGCGGAAGTTTTATCCACTGACAGGGTTACTCCCCCGCAGGGGCTTCCAGCTTAATCAGTACGCCTGCAGTGGATTTGTTACTGGTGAAATGTTTCTTCCAGTTCGCGCCGGTGCCGATTTTGGTCAGGTCAGGGTTAGCGCCCTTCGTCTCATCCCAGCTGTAACCCAGCAGTTCAACGTTAACCGTACCCTCTGCGCGATAACCAATGGCAAGGTTTTCCTGGTTGTTGATATCGTAGGAACGGAAGCCCGGAGCCTGTGATTCCGTTACGGATACCGCGCCGGCCACCAGCCCCAGAATCGCATCAACTGGCATGGTGTCAGTTACCAGCACCGGTTTACCCAGCGTTCCTGGCTGTCCGCCATAAACTACCACGCCAGCTTCTTCGTAAATTTTGTTGTCGATAGCCTGATCAACAATGTCGAAATAGGTCGTGGAATGCATAACGAACAGCGCAACACGATTAAATTTATCGCCGTATTTACGCAGGCCACGGGTCAGCGTTTTCTTACCATCAGTGGCAATATTCGCGGATACCGTCATGTCAGTATTTGCGCCAATGGCTGCAACAAGGCCCTGTAGGGCATACTTGATATACCCTTCAAGCGTTGCATCAGCGACGTCGACGCCGATCACCTCGGAGAATTCGCTAACGTCGCGACCCCGACGTTTAAACGCCTCCTCCGTGGTTTCATACGGGCCGTATTTCCACGGCGCCTTAACGCTGACAGATTCACCGGCACCGATTTTTTTACCCGTTACCGGGTCGGTGGAGTTAACGTTGCGCGATTCGATAGAACCACCAACTTTATAGAAGGTGCGCTTGCGAAAATCACCCTCGATCAGTTCGTTGTCGAGAATGATTGCGCCGTTTGAAGCGGCGTTGAAGACTTCCAGATTATCCTGGCGACGCTCAAGAAACGCAGTCTGCGCGAGGTCGTCATAGATAATCAGGTCACTGTTTACGGTCGTAGGCATTGATTAGTCCTTACTTAGGCAATTTGAGATAGGCCTGCTGGCCATGTTTGCGGATGTAGTCCGCTTTGTCGCTTGAGCTCATTTCTGAACGTTTCAGACTACCGCCACCGCCACCGGGTTTATGACCACCAGCCCCGGAGCCTTCGGCGCGAGGGAACAGGTGCGGGGCCGTCTCTTTCAGAGATTCAGCCCACTCAACCGGGGTGAGCGGAGTTTTGCCGTCTTTACCGAACAGAACATCGCCATTTGCATCAACTGCTACGGCCTCGCCTTCGTCGTTGAGCTGGAATGTGCCTTTAGCACGAAGAATCAGATCGTCGGATGCTTCTGGCAGCGCGCCTGCCTTAAGCGCTGCACTGCGGATAGCATCACCCAAGACACGATCACGGAATTTGTTGGAGAACGCTTCCGCCTTTTCAGCGCGTTCATTAGCGGCTTTGATTTGCTTATCAACATCAGCACGTAGCCGCTCAGTGCGTTTATCCAGTACCTCGTCAATTTTCCCGGCGGCGATCAGTTGCGCCTCTTCATCATCAGAAAAGCGCTGGAGAATGGTTTTCACCGCGTCAGGATCGATACCTTCAAAACGCTTAAGCGACTCAGTGGACTCTTTGAGCTTACCGAGTAACTCACTATTTTTATTTTTCAGGCCTGAAACCTGAGCACTGACCTGCTCATCGATCAGCTTTTGGATTTCCGGCGTAATCTCGGGCGCACCACTACCGGAGCCACCGCCATCACCACCTTCACCACCAGCTGCCGAATAATATTTAATGAGCATGTTACGAATAAGCATGTTGTCCCCTTGGGATAGTCACTGTGGGCCTGGCCCAATAAAAAAGGCCGCCCTTAGGCAGCCTGTTGTAAATTTCAGATAATAAAAAAGCCGCGCTAAGGCGACCTCTTCATTTAGCTATTTTCTAGCATGTATTCTTTTGCATCTTTAATGGCTTTATCCATTCTCTGCAAAGAAGACTTTGGCTCTGCAATGCTTCGCACTGTGCAAATCTCTTTAATGAGCCCTCTTGCGATTACCAGCTCTTCATACAGGCTTGCAATAAGGTCTCTTTGTTTTTGTGAATCCATAACAACCTCGTCTCGTTGCTTGTCGGGTTATTGGTGGTAGGCGGTGACGATTCCGCTTTTCGGGAGCGACCCTAGCCACTGACAATACAATTAGGTGTGGTGGCCGGTGCTGCCACGGCATTCTGATACTTCAGAACGGCGGGGACTCACCGAAGTGAGTCTGGTTTCCGGCTTGCCCGTTTCTCACGGGACGCTTTGGCGCGCAGGTCAGCATCCTGCATTCACCACGAATTTACTCTATCACACTCTGGCATCCTTAAACGCCTGCGCGTCACGGTTGCGCAATTGGTCAAGCGTCAGCCACTCGCCCCTGTCGTTGTAGAATTCATCGGCAGACATGCCGCCATCACGAATCAGCCTGGCGCGCGTTTCTCCGACAATCTCAGCTTGTCGCGTGAACGACTGCCGGGAGAACCAGTCCTGGTAAGTCGTATCAGCCGGAACCTGTCCATCCATACTGGCGCGCGAGCTGTCCTTGATTTCGCCGACTTTGATACCCAACTCCTCGGACGATTTCAGGATGTAAGTTTCAGTGCTCCGACAGCAAAAGTGGATTTTTCCAGGTCCCTGCAGATAAGGCACCTTGTGCCCTATCGGTTTATTATCCAGCGTGTACTTGAGACGGTCGCGGATCCGACAATCCTTTGATGTCCGGTTATCCAAAGTAGATAACCACTGCTTACCCTTCAGAATGTCGTCGTTCGCCGACGCAAAGCTTTGTCTTGCTGTTGATGCAAGATGCCCTACTGCCGTTTTCGCTATGCTGGCCGCATTGGCCCGGCTCATCTGAAGCGCACCATCCTGGTAGCCGCGGTTAGCATGTCCGCGAACCTTTTTTGCGATCTGCTCATGCGTATCGCCCAGGAGAAAACCCTGCCGCACCGTATTGGATATGCGCGCCATACGATCAGCTTCGAGGTTGCTGGCCCATTCGCTTAGCAACCGCCCCTGAAATGGACGCGCCATCGCCGCGGCATAAACTGCATCCGGGGAGATGCCAACCAGTGGATGAAGAGCCAGAACATCGTCGGGAATGGCAAACTGGAAGAGGCTCATCTGAAAACTGGCCTCATGCTTCGCCAGCTCCTGCAGCTCGGTAGAGAGGGCTGCATACATGGACTGTATGGCATCCTTGTTTATGGCCCTGACACTGACCAGTAACGCTTCCAGACGCGAAACGGTAAAGCTCTCGGGATCCAGCGTATCGATAGCCACCAGCAGCCTGGCGGTAAGTTCGGCGTCGCTGTCATTCAGAACTTTTATCATCCTGTTGGCAACGCCGGTGCTGTAGCGACTAACCCATATAGCGTGGGCTATGGATTCATCCTGCAGTTTGTCATTCGCCGTTGCCATTATTGCCACCAATCAGGTTAGGCGCGCCGTTACGAATAGCGTCAATGACAGTTTCAGGGTCATCAGCGGGATCTATCAGGTCAAGCCTCTGCAGAGCTCTGACCATATCCGTGTCGCGAATCGCACCGGACTGCCAGGCATTGACGATTGCCGTTACCATGCCGGATTCAGCGACTTTGGCGATAAACTCCTGATTGATGCTGTAACGGTATTCCTCGCCTTTTATGCCGAGATATCTGGCGCACCAGCCGAGCGCCAGCGTATAGGCCTCCGAGACATTGGAAACGCAAATGCCGAGCACCGATGTGGATGCGGTTTGCTCGCCGCTGGATTGCGTGGCGGTTTTAACCGCGCCGTTCTGCTCGATAAGGCGGGCGCCAAGCTGAACAGAATAATCACGCTTACTGTCCATCGCCTCTTTAGCCAGGGTGTTTGGTTGCGCCTGAGCATAGGTAAAACTCCCCTCCTTCGGCAGAAGGAATGGAGAACGAGAACCGACACGAATTCCCTTATCCTGCAGCCAGTCACGCCAGGCGGTATCAAGCCCGGAAATCACCGGCTGAACCTGACCGCAGAAAAATACGCTGTCTTCGTAATCCGCCGAATTACGATAATGGCCAAGGTTAATTTCAACGAGGGCGGCTAAAGGCGACTCGTCGATGCTGGGATCGTTATTTTGTGCACCAACGAAGGTAAAGGGGATTTCATCCCAAAAATCCTCACCTTTAGGCTTCGGGTGATACTCAGAATCGACGGAAAAAGACACTGCATCGGCCGACTTTCGCCACACCCTGCAGATAAACTTGCCATCCTCCAGGGCAAGTTCCCGATACTGGATTTCATCCTTGTACGCAAAACCATCTTCCTTTTCCATGCATTCGCGTAAAACCACCAGCACCAGTTGATCACGTCCATTGATGCGTTTGGTGCGCCAGTTAATGATGCTTTCCGCCTGATAACGAAGGATGATCGCCTCGTCGGTCTCAGCTGCATAATCCGTATAAAGCCCCTCGCGCGCGGCCTCCAGAATATTTTCTGTAACCTGCTGGGACTGCTGATAAATGCTGGCACCAGCACCATCGGCGTTATCACGAAGATAATTCAGTTTATCCGGCGCGGTCATGGTCGGGTCTTTTCTGAATGCCAGCCCCAGTAAACCCACCTTTGTATTGCCCGTTATCGCGTAGAAAACGGCGCGCTGAATGTAATCAGCATTGCGCTTTTTATTGCGTGCAGACTTATCGGACGGATCCAGAAAAGGGAGGTATTCATTCCCGGCGGCCTTTACAGCATCAGCCCCTTTGCACACGTCACGAATTTTTTTCCACACGGGCATCGCCGCCCTGACCTCAGGGCGAACATAAGTAATATCGTTATTGGCCATATCAGAATGTCGTATCGAGGGTGATGTCGAACGCTGTAGCGTTGACAGGGAACAGGTACACGATTGGATAACCACCGCCATCATTGCCGTGGTCAAAGCCGCCTTTCTTATCTGGCTCGCCTTTATCGTTATAGACCTGTCGCTCCAGGCACTGAGTGAATTTCGGGCAAGTTACCGTGTTAACCATCATCCTCCGCTCGCCGTAGGTATTGCATAGCATCGAGTTGACAGCGTTTATCCGGTCCCTTACTGCCGGGTTGCTGTCATTAACCAGCACAGAGAATCCAGCATCATAGAGCAGAGAAATATCCGACTCGCTGGCGTTGCTGGACTTCCTGTTTTTCCCTGAAGCATCGGGATAGATATTGATTGTGTGCTTCCCTTCCTCGTACCGAGTCTTAATCGCTTCAATCATTGCCGGAGTATCAAATACATCCATGAACTCATCTACAGCCCGTGGAAGCCCATCACGCAGCACATAAACCACTGCCGCCATTTTCCCCACGTTAAAGTCCATACCGATATGCAGCGCTTCACCTGGTTTAACGGTTTCATCAGTATGATTTTTACGGCGATCAAAGCAGTAATAGACAACGCCCTGATAGTTTTCGAACGAAGCTTCATATTCCTGCCTGAACGTTCTGGGATCCATTCGCCGGCGAGCTGCTTCCAGTTCTTCTGGCGGAACATTTCCACCATCCACCGAAGTATAAAGCCAGCTTTTATGGTCAGGCTCTCGGTTGTCCTGTCCGGCAAGCCATGAATCATAGCAATGGTTAAATCCCTTGGGTGTGCCAATCCGGAGAGCATGTCCACCTATAAACTGCACACCATTTACGATATACCGACAAGTCGACAGCATCGGGCGCAATACTTCCTCCCATGCTGCATACGGGCAATCAGCCCATTCATCCACCAGCACGAAAAATAAGCCAGACCCACGCAAATCATCGTAGTTATTCAACCCGACGCATCGCATTATGTGTCCGCTTTTAAGAGTGATGGATAATTCTGTCTCGTTCGGCTTCGATGCCCGCCAGTGTGGAGGTATGGATTGTTTCAGCCTTCGCCAGAAAACACGCTTTGCCTGTTTTTGTGTGGGTGCGCAATACCAGATTTCATCCTCTACACTGACTTTCCATTTCTGCGCCAGTCTGGCAGCCCTGCGCATTTCCGCTTTGCCCAGGAATGTTTTGCCAAACCGGCGACCGCATACAGCATCCCTGAAACGCGCTGAGCGCTGCCATCCCCAGACGTAAATATTTGCCTGTTTCGGTGTCAGGCTGACAGCATCGCTGCTAGAGGATTGGATCATCTGGAGGTTCCTCATCGGGAGTTATTGGCTGAAGTTGATAATCCTCTTCAAATCCCGTCGGGTTTTTATCCAGGGCTATCTCCCGTCGAAGCTGGTCGATCTCCAGTTGCCGGCGCTCGATTTCAATCTGCTGTAGACGCTGGGCGAATTCACTATCAGCCAGTCCGAGACGCTTCATCACCGCCTCGAACATTCGTTCGCGGCTGATAGCGGTTATCTCCACACCGTTCTTTCCGAGCTTAACGCCGGAATAGGCAAGTGCAGCATCAGGCGCCAGCTTGCGCGTATCGGCGAAGAAAGGCTGGCCGATGCCATCACCATTACAGCGAGGACATTTCGGGTTAGGCGAGCTGGTATGGTCGTAACCGTAGCCGCCTCTGTCGTTTGGCTCTTTCCCTTTCTTCGCTAAAGCCTCAGCCAGCTTCTCTTCGAACTCAACCGCATCGCGCCATTGATACTGGTGACCGAAGCCCCAGCAGTAACGGCAGCTCCCGCGGCGATACTGAGAAAGTTGGTTGGCGTCGAATGTTGCCAGCCGCCACATCTGCTCAAGCACTTCATCAGCGCTGCCAAGCGTGCGCACAATGGATGCTTTCTGCTGCTGCGCAATGGCCTGCGCAACTGAAGTTTTCTGAAGCAGCTGATAGCCAATTTGTTCAGCAGTCTTCTTGCTGTACCCGGCACGGATAGCGGCCTGCGTGGCGTTGTGGTCCTTCAGGTATTCTGCGACAAATAAACGTTGCTGATCGGTGAGGCCATCATCATCCACCAGCTCTTCTGCGCACTTTTCCTTTTGCGCAGTGCGCAGTTTCTTCTGCGCAGGTTTTTGCGCAGTTTGCGCAGTGGGTTTCTTGATGTATCGGCGGGCAGTAGCGTAATTCAGTCCCTGCGCTTCACACCAATCCTTCGGTGATACGCCGGTTGCGGCATGATCGGACAGGAACCGTCGCTGAAGCTCGCCCCAATCCGGTTTTGCCATGGATTATTCCTATTTAACGTGAGGGAGAAAAAGGAATTACTGATTCTCCATAAAATATTCACTTTTATGTTTTGGAATTAAGGCTCTTTAGTTCAGGAGTTATTATGAAAAGAATTATGCTTGCTGTTTTTGTGATCTGTGGTGCGCTGTCTCTTTCAGGATGTTTCCTTCCCCCTGGGCCTCATAGCGGCGGACATGGTGGAGATCACTTCCATGGTCCAGAGCATCGTTAACCGCCTGAGGACTTTCATTTTACAGAAATGAAAAAGGCCGCAAAATTATGCGGCCTTTGGTCACTACCAACCAGCGTATAAAGAATCTCTCAGGAGCCAACAGAGAGAGGTGCATCTATCCGGCTAACTAACCTCTGGCGTTCTGATGTTGGCAGGCAGAGACGTTATGAGAGTATTGAGTATTTCAAAATACACCGGGAGAAACAGACAATGATATCAGTCCATTGTCTGACGGGCATTATCACAGGCACTCAATGAATACCTGCTGTAATGCGGTCAGATACCAGTTTATAACCTGACCAAATGTTACTTAGATCACAATCCATAGAACCACCCACCAATGCCAAAGGCTGCAGCGATCACCAGACAAGCAATTGCCGTTTTAGGCATTAACACGCCGTAAAATGCAGGGGACAATCCCAGGAATAAAATCATTAGCACTGGCCACATACTAAGCAACAGGAAAAAGTAGCCATCTATATCGTTGCGAAACGTCACATTCACTCCAAAACCATTACCCGGACTTTCCATAGCTTGGTTGCTTCGTTGCATGATATCATACAACTGCCCCTTATACAGGAGCTTTAACATTATCACAGGCACTCGATGAATGCCTGCTGTAATGCCTTAGCTGACCTTCTCAGCGGCAGTATCAAACAGCGCCAGCGCTTCGGTCGCTTCCTGGATTGCCTTACGGGTCTTCGAGACAATCTCACTTTCCGTGAAAACACGATCGAAAGAGTCAGCGAATAGCTCAGACTTCAGATAGCTGTCGCCTACCCAGTCAATGGCCAGCTTGGCCGCTGCGGTGTCATAATTAACTTTCTTGATGATATCCAGGCGGATTTGCTCGGATGCAGTGATCTCTGACATGTCTTACCTCTGTGCGATGTGGGGAGTATTATCGAAGCCATTCGACAAAATAGCCTCTGTGATGCTTTTGCATTTATCTTTGCCGTGTGTACAAGCTGAACGGTTTCCTTACGGATGCCTGTTACGCACAATAAAAAAGGTCGCATAAAAAATGCGACCTTTGGTTGGTACCAGTTAGAAAACTAAAATCTCTCAGGAGCCACCCGGGAGAGGCTTTTCTGCTTTTTAACTGACCACTGCCGTTTTGGTGTTGGCTGGCAGTGATCACGTGATGATAGCTTCATTTAAGTTATCGAAAGCATTTAAATATCGAAAGAGCTCATTGAACCAATCATTTTCAACTTGCCGGAACATTCAACCAGAGCACCAGGCATCTCTGCTGGTCTTTTGATGGCAATTCTCAGCTCTCCCGAACGAGGCCGGTAACTAACAATTTATTCGACAGTTCCTTCGGCATTAACCCAAAGATCTAGATGCTTGATGTAGCGTTGGATGGGCACATAAATAACCGCCCCATCTACAAGGTTAACGGACTTGATAACACATCCCTGCGGAGCTAAATAATCCCCATCACAATGAGGGTGAATAGAGTGCTCGTCACCGTATCGATAACCATGCGGAAGTTGAGGGAGTGAATTTCTTGTCATGGGCAGCTTCTTAGATAGAAGGAATTGAAAACCCATAGTGCCTTAATGCACCTGACTTAGATACCAACTTTTCATTTTTCAGCGCTCTGTTGTCTCGTATTCTGATTTTTTGTTCATGTGGCCATGTAAATTTCAATACCTAAAGTGTTCTGCGTTTGTAGCTGAATTACCTGGAACCCTTCTCTGTGAGCTGCGAGCAATTGGCCTGCACTGCTTTGTTGTGCGCCAGGATGTCACGCTTGGTCTGCTTATCCAACACATCGATATCGTGGTCAGTCAGGTAGATGATCCGCACCCAGCTGCAGGCCGTGTCAACGACTACCGGGGCGGGTAAACTTTTCGCGCAACTCCCGATCAACATCGTCATCGCCCATACGCTTAACGTCTTCCTGTACATCGCTGGCCCCTTTCGTGACTTCAGCACGGCGTTCTGCCGCGGCGACAGTAGCAGCGGCGTTCTCTTCGGTACGTTGCTGATCAGCTTTGGCTTTCGCCTTACTGGCCCCGCGAGCATGACCAATGCCGAACGCGCCAGCAATAGCACCCAGGATGACGACCACCAGTCCCGCGATAATTTCAAAGCTCATTGCTGCTCCTTCAGTTCGTCGGCCTTTTCTTTCAATGCTGGCTGGCGTACGTATTGCGATAGTACGGCCAGCACCACCAGCGCAGGGCTAATCAACGCAACGATGTTTGGCGGCAGGATGTTTTTGATATCCGGCGGCAGCACCGCCCAGGCGTGCAGCGCAGCATCCGGGAACGACTGCGCCCATACACCAACCAGCGCGCCGATAGCTCCCAGCTTTACAGACCACGTTTTCAGCAGCAAGCTGGCATGCCCTACGAACTCCAGCCGGGTATATTTGCGCAGAAGTAACAGAACGAGCACAGCCACCAGCACAAGCAAAGCGAAAATGATCATCTTCACAGGACACGCTCCTTAACCCAGCCGTAGAGAAAATCCTCGTTGGCTTCGCGGCCCTCCGCCAGTTCGAGGTATCTGGCACCCTGGCTGCAGTTCAGCGCACGCAACAGAACCTGTTCACCCTCTTTCCCGCGGGCGGAAAGGTATCCCTTAAGCGCGGTGATGGTTCGGGGACCAATGGCACCATCCGGAATCAGATCGGGATACAGCTTTCCGCGCATATTCATTGCGGTCAGCCAGCGCTGGAAAAACTTACTGGCTACAGATGGCCCCATGTTCACGCCAGTGTCGCAAAGCTCATCTGCCAGTAACGTAGATAGAGCTGCCACCTGGTCAAACCGGGGGCCGGTCCAGTAATCGCTCAGCAGGATTTGCTTTGCTGTTTCCCTGGGCAGGTTCCGCATATCACCGGTGTAGCCATGTGCACGGGCGGTGGTCTGCGTGATGCCCCAGCGGGTCGGCCCGCCTTTATCCGACGGATGATCGACATAACCACCCTCCTTGCCGAGGATCCCCTCGATAATCTGATCTGCTGTCATGGCGCCTTAACTCCGGTAATGCGTTCCCAGAAATAGGTCAAAGCAACAGAACCCATTGCCCCGCTAATTCCGGAAGTGGCCAGTATCATGTAAATGCTCAGTCCGCTTTCAATGCTCACCAGGCCAGCAATAACGCCGGTAAACCCTGAAACCACCATTTGGGCAAGAGCATTGATCAAGCTCCATGTTGCCTTGCTCTGCTTCACATCTATCAGGTAGCGGACAAGTCCACCCCAGCAAGCAATGATCAGCAGAACCAGCCAGGACATCCCGGCAATGCTCTCTTTGTCTTGCATACGTTTAGCCATAGTTACCGCCTCCGATGGAAGATCGGGAAGCTGTGTGTTTGAAAAGGGTCAGGCCCGTCAGGCTGGATTTAACAACGAAGCGTGTCGATGATGATTCCTGCGGGACCTGATAATAAAAAAGCCATGCAAATGCATGGCCTTGTGATTTGAATCCGTTATTTACAAAATGTATTCGAGACAGTATCTTTCGACTTCCGGACAAAAAAACATTTACCGGGACAAAATCTAAATGTAACTGCCTTGCCTGCATGAAACCATGCGGGCTTTTTTTTGCCCAAAGAAAAAGCCCACCGAAGTGGGCCTTACAGCTATCATCATTTTTTATTAGGTGTGGTGCCGGGTGCCTCCCGGTAAGTCGCCGCCAGTCCACAGACGACTCGCAATGCGCAAAAAAACATATCAGACTGGCAATGCCCCTCCGCATAGGGGGATTCACCACACCAAAAATTTAACATCTGATGAAACTCGTTTCAATGCTCTACGACGATGTGACAGGGGTACTGATGCAATGCATCTCGCGAATACCCCTGTCGTGTCGCCGGAAAGCAAAAAGCCCAAGGCGTTAACCTCGGGCTTGAATTCTTTGTGTGTCGACAATCGAAGCTATGGCGACGATATCAGATTTACATGAAATATATGCCTTTCAGTTCGGTTTTGCAAGTCTGAAGTGATTAGCAAGTCTAAATGCTATATCGGCTCTTTTTAAATCATCATAGAGACCTAAATACTCCCGTTTTCCATCGATGAGAATCTGTGCCTGCCACTTTTTTGCTCTTTTGTTGTAATAAATACCCTTGCTACCTGATGTGTTATTTTTATAGATACCAGTGTTAAGAGAGTTAAGTTGGCTGGTTGCTTCTCTAAGATTGGCAATCCTGTTGTCGTCTCTTATTCTGTTTATGTGATCGATCTCTTTTTCTGGCATATATCCGTACACGTAGAGCCATGCAAGGCGATGAGCATGATAAAGTTTCCCAGAAATTTTTATTTGCACATAGCCAAGAGAATTTTTGCTTCCAGCAACGCTTCCTACAACCACCTTCTGCCTTTTCACTGCCCATGAAAACAAACCAGAAAAGGCGTCGTACTTAAGAATAGATTTAAGAGTTTCTTGGTCCATTACTTATATCCTCTCAAATCTAAATTTGTCGCCTTTTGTTGTGAACGTGATCGCGTTACCGATATGAGAGCGTCGCTATCAAGCTTCACAAAACTGCTGCGCAGCGCCAGCCAATGAGGGAGGTAGGTTTCTGTCCATGTGGACTTTGCTACACCAACCAGCTCCGCCAGCGCCTGATATTCATACGCCTCCCGCCCTGCCAGCTCGGCTTTGACATCCTGCGCGGCCAGCCAGATAAGTTGGCGCAGGCGATCGACTGTTTTCTTTGCAATGCGCACGCCGGCCAGCTTTTCGTTGAATTGCCCCCATGCCCACCGGGTGATCGTCTCCTGGTGTTCCCAGCGGATATTATCGCTGTAGTTCCACAGCAGCCACGCTTTCTGGTGGTCTTCCAGCGACAGCAGAGCCCGTCGCCAACTTGCCGTCGAATATTCAACGGGCAGAACGAGAGCGATTGATGAACCCTTAGCGCGGGACTGGCTGCCGCTCATCGGCGGCCCATCCGGGTTAACCATTTTTTGCTTTACTTCGCTATAAACCTTCTTCCTTCCCCGGCTGCGCGCCGTAGCGGTGAATTGCGCGTTCTCTGCAAAGGCCACCAGTTGCCCTTTCGTCGCGCCGCTCAGATCGGCGGTGGCCACTATCAGCTGCTGGCGTACAAATTCCAAGTATTGAGCTGTCATGCTGCTTCTCCCAGGCGCTTATAGATTCGGACGAAATTGCGTAATATTTTGTAGTCAACCAGCACGGTGCCGCGGCTACGCAAGAGGCGGAGCTTTTGCCAGCGTTCGCGGAGGCGTTCGATAACGTCGTGGTTCATGCGGCCTCCATTTCGGTAATGGTCAGTTCAAGCCGCCCACCTTTGACGACAGGCATTCTCTTCACGCTGTAGAAATCAACCTGCTGGTCATCGAGCCAGAACCCGGATTTGGTAAGAGCGTCGAAAGCGGCCTTTTGCAGATTATCCAGGTCACGGCGACGGCGGTCAGGCATGTGGCACTCGATACGGATTTTCAATGGAGTCGATAAGCCGATGTCCAACATCGAGTCTTTGATGATTCTGGCGACGTTGTCGCGGTATGCCTGCCCTTCCGCGCTGATGTGTGTGCGCCCCCGGTTATGCCGGTAGTAGCGGTTGTTGCTTGGTGGCCAGGGTAATGAAATTCGATATTGGTTCATGCTTTTATCAGCCCCTCTTTCATCCAGATAACCTGCGTTCTGGCCATTCCCTCCAGCGCGCATTCCTTCGCATACTCCGCATCTACCAGGCGCGTGCGGCGGTCTATTTCATCGTGACAGGATGAACAGGCGATAGCGGCGATCAGATCAGGCGGCTTAATCCCGGTCCCGCACAATCCAGCAATGCGGATATGGGCCAATACCGTGGTTTCAGGGTTACCGTTGCAGACGCCAGGGATGCGAACCTGACATTCGCGACCGCGAGCTGCTTTGCGTAAATCAGCCATGGTTTTTCCTCCGGGCAGCGCGGCGCAGCCAGCGGACATCTGCCAGGTGAGCCGTATAGTGAAAGGTGGGGATATCTGATGGTTTAACTTCAACCTTGCGCTTGCGGCGCGCCGGCACGCGGAAGATACCGCGCTCCATTACTTTGGCGAGAAGGCTGCTCATCAGGCCTCCTGCTTTTGCTGCAGTTGCTGATATTCGCAACCGTGTGGAATAGTGAGAGCCAGACCAAACTGAGCGCACCAGGCCTCTACTTTGGTCAGGAAGATGTGCATTTCGCCGGTATCAAGATCGGAGGTATGCCGGGGTTCCCAAGTTGTGGTTTTCTCACCAGTGATGAAGTCGGTGTAGGTCACCTCTTCGCAGCCGAGGTAGGTCTTTTTTAGGTTCCGCTTAACCCATTCAGGAGTTGCATCGGCACGTCCGGAGTTAATCAGGTATTCGCTGATTTCCGCGTACCACATGTGACTAAGTGCGTTCTGGCTCAGGCTGCGTTTTTCGCGCCACTCTTTGACCTGCAGGCGCAGGCATTTCCCGTTAGAGAGCTGCTCCTGAAGAATCTTGCCTATAGCGCTGAAGTTGCCGCTGTGCAGTTTGATGCCGCATTGAGGGATGTTCACGCTTCACCTCCGCAGAGGCTAAACGCTGAATGCAGAAAATCGCCGGTGGCTTTCGCCATCGGTGACAGTAATTGCTGTAAGGTTTTGTGCGCCATGTGTCCCCACTTGGCGCCGGGGTAAAGTTGTCAGTTGTCCAGACTGACTAAGTAATTATCGCCCTTCCCGGGGATAAAAGCAAAATGAGCATATACGAGAAAGTGGCTATTTCTTGGCGTTCTGCTCTGCCATTTCCAGATAGCGCGGATCGGATGCCTTGGGGAGCTGGATGCTTTTTTCTCGATAGTAGCGGACGCGCTCCATGAAGTAGTCCCTGAGGTGTTCAGGCTGCTCTCTGGCTACCTGCTCCGCTATCACCGGCTGGTTAAGCCGCTCTTTGTAGGCGACGCCGGAGGCTGCCAGGTCAACGTTAACCTTGTCCTGTTCGTCTTTCGATTTGGCTGCAATGTTCCAAGATGATGTAGTCAATCCGCTGTCCTCCCTCTTTTCTTGCGCGTTTCATAGGGCGATCTGTAGGTGTCAACGGAAAGCACTTCTTTCTCGCCAAATCGCTTGGCGTTAGCGATATCCAGTTGAAGCCAGATTTTTTTATACCGCTTCCGCGAAGCTTTGAGCTTTTCGGCAGGTGTCATTTTTTTGTTTGTCATAAAAATCCCCTCTGCTGTGGAGGGGATTATATAGCATCAACTGGATGGGTGCGCAGCTTTGCATTCTTATGGGGATCATGCAACATTCCAACAAGGATCGTTTGCTGCTCGAGGTCCATTTTCTATATTGATGCCTACATGACAATGACTCACACTACAACCGAACCATCTATGCCAATGAATGCCATCCATGCACATTTCAAGAGTTTGATCATTCCCTCTGAATCTAACCCCCTCAAACAACATGTCAATGCGCTCCACAATAATACCATGCGGAGGGTTTAATTTTAAAACAAGGACTATGTCACCAGGCCCACTACGTATTGTTATTCTAGGGCCAATACACTCAACATCCCAATTTCCGGTACTGACAGACCATTCATTATCTTTAATAACAAGGGCATCTCTTCCAACGGAGTCACAAAACACCCCCGAAAGCAGCATTGGTGAACTAACTTCCTGAGGTGGGCGAACAGATAGCAAAGAGCGCCCATTAACCATAATCAAATGAGCACAATCATAGAAAGTGACCCCCGCAAATACGACTCGAATCGGATCGCTATGAAAGTCAAACATTTCATTAGCGTGCCCATTCCGAATACAAACGGGATTTTGGTTAGCTTCGGCTACAGTCTCTCGAGACAATCTTCCTCGCGCGCGACTTTGATTGCACCTAGGGCACAATAAAGTCATACCAGCAGGGTTATGCTCTGTAGCATCGACAAAATCAGGAGCAAAATGCTCATAATCATAGAAGCCTAAACCACAAATTACGCAACCGAAACCACATCTCTGCCTGATCTCTCTTTTGACTCCTTCAGGAATCGTTCTGGGCAACCCATGATCATTAGTATTTGCCATTCATATGCACCTCACATAAACCTCTTTAACTATAATCGATGCATATAAGGATTAATACCTCCCTTTAATATGATAAGAAAATCATTTTTCATCTCATCTCATTGATTTTATTATATTAAATATAGTTAATTCACAAACTCACGCTGGAAATTATAAGCTTCAATTTGTCTTTCATGGCTTACCTCCGTTGAGCATGGCGGCGCGGCAGGCTTCCTTCAGCACCCAATCAACTGCATCCTTCCACGCACCTGTTTCTACTGGCGGATTTTCTCGTTTGACTTGCTCATAGAATTCGACTGCTTTAACCAGGCCATCAGGCACAACTGGCTGCGCGTGGCGATAGAGCGCAACGTCTGAAGCCTCAGAATTCTGCTTGCCCCACAGATACGCCGTCTCCCTCCCTCGGTCGATATAGCCCAGGTTGCGCTCGTCGGTGTACGCCACCGGCTCGCTGTCCATTGCGGCCAGCGAATGACGAATGAGGGCCTCTAATTGCCTGTCAGTGGCATCACAGCCGCCATCTTCATCAAGTTGTGCAACCCATTCTTCCAGCTGCTCTCTGGTTATGGTTGATTTGGTCATTGGTTGGCTCCCCGTGAAATTTTGTGGCCCGGCGCATAGCAGCGCTGGCGGTCTTTGCTTATGCGCCAGCCAGCTTTGCGCGCCTGTTGAGAAATGTCGGTCATATTCCGGCCAATGAAATCAGCCTGCCCCTGCGGATAGATTTTCCCTGACTGACAACCATCACAGTCGCAATACAAATCGGCGCAAAATCCTTCAGTTATTCCCATCACTCAGCCTCCACCTTGATGCCAGCGGCGGCAGCTGTACGCGCATAAACGATCACGCTATCCTCGGGGCGCTTGCGCGGCAAAAAGATACCAGGGCGCGGCCACAACGCAATAAAGCGACATTCGCTGTTTTCAAGGCGGTGAAATGCTTTCTCGCTCATTACACCGACTGGTCGAAGATGCTCCTGTTCGCGCTCCAGCTCGGCGATGCGCTGGCGCAGTGCTTCAATCTCCATCTCTGCAGTATCGGCATAATGGACGTTTTCATGCTCCAGCGGCGGCAGATCTGGAGTGTTCACGCCAAACAGCGCCGCCAGCGCTCGATAGTTCTGCTCGCTGTGATAGCGACCTTTGCAGCGGACCAGTTTTTCGGCTGCTGCGTTGATGGTCTGCGCCTTCTCCAGCTTTTCACCGGTCGACTTAGCTGTTTTTCTCCACGTTGCGCAAATACGTTTCTCTGATTCCAGTGCCTCTACCAGCTCCATGGTCTCCGCCGGGGAAAGATGCTCACCGCATTCAGCGTTGATTCTGGCTCTCTGCGCCAGTTCGGTGATATCAGTCATGCTGCATCCTCACATTCGTGACTTTCCGGATCGTCGGCTTTGAAATAACCGCCGCACAAGGCGCAGAGAACATCAGGAACATCGTCATAGTTCGCAGTCCCGGTAATCATTTGTCGGCCTCCTCGCGCAGCTGGTTTGCAAAATCGACCATCGCATCATGAAACTCGATTGCCCCTGAGGTTCGCTTCTCGGCTTCTTCGTAGCTGATATCAAGCCTGTCCATAACACAGTCAGTTTCAAGGTAGTCAGAGCAGGCATCCAAAGAAGCGGTAATCGCATCAGCCTTAATCCCGGCCAGGTAGGCGTCGGTGACGGGGGTTTCTACCGAGTCAACCAACCGGTAATTGCATGTTTGATAGGTGTGCCGGCTATCGGAGGTATGCAGCCCTTGAGCATCGAAGCCTTGAGCCTGTTGAATCACGATACCCCATGACACGCGCTGAACATCTTCGCTCCAGCCGTCGTCTGCGTCCTCACGGTATGCGTCAATCTCAGCCTGCGCTGTGTCGATAGCGCTCTGCTTGTCTTTGAAATAATCAAAACCGTATTCAGGCGAGTAAGCGAAGTAAGTTACGCCAGCCTTCAGCGCCACATTCTCCGCAGCCAGCTGCTGGTATGCTTTCGCCAGCTCTCTGATCGACAGCTCGCCTGCGCTCTCCAGGGAGGCGATGAGCTCGTTTACTGTTTCGATGTTCATTTTCTTACTCCCGCCAGGCACTGGTTAAAAAGATTGGTCATTGGGTTTACGCCGCCAGGACGCTGGCGATACTGAGCCGACGGATCGCTTTCGGTTACGGCTGTTGTGTCGATCAGGGTGTAGCGGTAGCTCCTGCACTCACCTTCTCGCTTAACCTGTCCGTCTTTGTTCATCTGCCACAGGGAGGAATTGACCACTGAAGAGTCAAGACCGGTACCGCGGCGGATATCCTGAAAGCTGCAGCCAGGATGCTGGCCGATGAAGTTAATAACGGCTTGTTTGCCCGAGTTCTTTTTCATGACCGCCCTCTCCCCAGTCCAAATTTCGCCCGAATTTCTGCGATTTTGTTTAACCCCTGCTCCTGACTTAATGGACGACCACCAAGTTTTGGAATCTGCTTAACCGGCTCTGGAATCGCTTCTCCTGCGTTTAAACGACGCACCATACGCATCAGCTCATCCTGAGCCTTGCGGCGCAGCTCAGCGTCGCTGAGGCCGTTTGCGCGCATGTCTGCGTACAGTCCAGTAACCATCCAGTAGCAGGCCTTGTGCTTCAGCGTTACCGGCGTGACGTTGTGCTCTGGCCACGGATAGGACTCAGCATCCGGGTATTGCCCGCGGGTCCGGCAGTACTGGTAAACCATATCGACCAGCTCCACTGCATCCGGCAGTCCGGCAGATACGGCTGATTCCGATTTGCACCAGGCGACAAACTGACCCGGCGATGGCATGAATGGACGATCCTGTTTGCGGGCAACGCGCATTCCGGCGTTGATTTGCTCCATCGAGACAATCCCGTTTTCCTTGAACGCCAGAAGCCACTGCCGGCGCATCTCGTTCATCTCCTCGGGTGTTTTGCTGGCCAGCGCCGGGAACACAGCGAGCAACTGGCGGAACAGTTCGTTGAATATCTCAGCAGTTTTTGCCGCCTGGCGCTTTACTGCCTGCTCGTCCTGCAGTTCAGGAAGCCCGGCAGCCACGCGCTGGAAGTTTTCCCGGTCGAAGTTGTGCATGCTTTCAGCGATTGATTTCATTCGAGCACCCCATAAATCCAGTCAGTGTTGTTCAGGTCGACTTTTGGCTTCCCGGCAACCTGAACCCCTGGCGCGCTGCGCTGCATGGTCAGCTTGTCCCACTGCTTGCGCAGCGCTTCAGGGCTCAGGATGTTGCGATGCCAGAACGAGTCTTTGCTGGCCCAGTCGTACATGGCGCAGATATCCTGGTGGCTGCGGTTGTCGATCTGACGCATCAGTCGAACCGTGTTTGACCAGGTGGTCATGTCAGGAGCTTTGCAGGTTGGGTTGATCATCCTGACCCTGGAGAAAATCCACTCGGCAACGCGAACGTCTTCTGCGGTTCCCCACTTGCTGCCGCTGGGTGTGTAAACCGCGGCATCAGGATGGGCAGACAAAAATTTCTTCAGGCGGACGTCAGAGGATTCGCCAGAATTCTCGGACGAAGATCTTTTAATGTTTTTATTCTTGTTATTACCTTCTTGTTCATGTTGTGCGGTTGTTTGTGCGGCTTCATGTGCGCCATCATGTGCGGGTACCACCTTCAAACCCGCGTCATTGCTGGGCTCGTCATGTGCGCAAGTATGTGCGGCTTCATGTGCGGCTTCATGTGCGGGTAAATTGTCTGTTTTTTGAGCATATTCTGCAAAATTTGTGATGGTGATCACTCTCCCTTTTTGCTTCTCACCTTCGATAGAAATCATCCCTTCGCGTACAAAAACAGCCAGCATTCTCTCCACTGAATCGCGACTAGTAGGATTCCCTTTCCGGTCGCAAAGCTGCAGCCCTAAATCGGCCGCTGTGACCACCAGTTGACCGGGCAGCAGTGACCACTCATGACCTTTGAAAGTCGCTCTGAATGGCTGACGAGCAGCATTAAGCAGCAGGTTTTCCCACAGGGTTCTGAGGTAAACATCTTTTGCCCAGGACTGCTTGAGAACGCTCCGGTACAACGGGATGTAGCCAGATTTCTGGTTTTCCATCCGGTTGCTCCTGAATTGCCCCGGCGCGGCGCCGGGAAACTTGAGTATTTCTGCGGTGTTCATGCTTCACTCTCCCAGCCGGCCTCTTTCAGGAATTCGCGATAGTTGTCCAGGATGGCGCGCGCATCAGCTGGCAGTTCAATGTCAGCCTGATCAGCGACTATCTGGAGAAACTGGCGCGCCTTTGCTGCGCTAAACTGCGGCAGCGCCGCGCTGCGGGTTAATTTCGATTTACCTGACGCTCTGGCCTTATCCATCTGGCGAACAGCTACAGAGGCCGCCTGGGGGCCGTGCTCGCGGGATAGTGCAACCGCGGTTGTTGGGGATACCTCGCCGGCACGCACCATGCTGATCAGCTCTTCTCCACAGGTCAGCAAATGCAGGTGATAGTCGACGTCGGACAGGGAACGCTTAACCTTCTTCGCGATCTCGTCCGGCTCCCAACCCTGGTTTCTCAAACGCTGATATGCAGCTGCGCGTTCCAGAGCAGTGAGAGGCTTGCCCTGGTTCCGGGTAACCATGAAGGCGATCCGGTCAGCTTCGTTCCCGACGAAGTCTTTGCACTCAAGACGGATGATGTCAGCGCCTGCTTTCGTCGCTTCAATAGCGCCGTAATAGCGGTGGTGGCCGTCGATAACTTTCACACCCTTCTCGGTAACCTGGACGTCCAGCGGAGGCACCGACTCGCCGGCGATAAACGCATCGCGGAATTCAGCGACGTGATCCTGGTCGATTTCTCGGATATTCAGGCCGGGCTCGACGTACAGCTCTGACAAAGGAACGGTGTAAGTTTTGTTAACCACCGTTCCGGTGCCGTTTTTGTCTTTGTGCTTGTAAAGCTGGTAAAGTGAACTCATAATTACTCCTGTGAATTGATCCAGTTAATTCGCGTAGAAAGCCGTTAGTGTTCGCGCACTGCGGCTTTCGCCTTTCTGTTCCCACTTATGCTTCAAAGTCACCTTTCTCTCCCGGCCTGTTAGAAATCAGGATGGCCAGCAGTAGCGACATGTTCGGCAGCAGACTTTCCCGCCAGCGACTCACCGTCGACTTATTCACTCCGGCCACTTTGGCGATATTCGTGGTTCCCAGTTCAGCTATCTGGCTGTGTAACCAGCTTTCTATCCTGCGAGCCTCCACTTTGTTGCGTGTCGTTGAACTCTCCATTTGTGATACTTCCTCTGGTGTTGATTGAAAGGCCGCCGGTTAGGCGGCTTTAGGCTTGCTGACTTCCCGGATCTGAGCAGCGGTAAACTGGCCGCCAGAAGCGAGAGCGATCTTTTCTGCGTAGTTGGTTTCGTCGGTGTAATCCGTCCTCGGCAGGCTTCCGTTAGCAATCCATTTGTAAATTGCGCGCGGCGAGCAACCACAGGCTTCAGCTACGACAGGAACCCGAATCTTTTTGATGATTTCGCCAAGACTATTCGGTGCCATGTTTAACCCTCGATAATGAACTGTAAGTACATATTAAGTCGGAACTGATAGTTCACGCAAGTGATATTATGATTGAACATATGGTTCATGAAGAAAGAGCGCGAAAAGAATTCTCTCAGAGGCTAGCGCTGGCCTGCGATAAAGCTGGATTGATACCACATGGTCGACAGGCTGAGATCGCCAAGAGGATGAAGTTGACCCCTAAGGCCGTAAGCAAATGGTTCAATGGAGAGTCGATTCCAAGACGCGGAACGCTGAAGGCACTGGCGTCTCACATTGGTACGTCAGCGTCGTATCTGCTCGGTGATGTCGATGAGGACGGAATCGATACAGAGACAACCACAACCCTTAAGGATGTCTTTCGCATTGACCTATTGGATATAACGGTTAGCGCTGGACCAGGCGTTATCAATCAGGAGTTCGTGGAGATCCTCCACTCGGTTGAGTATGCGCCAGCGGAAGCCCGGCATATGTTCGATGGGCGCAAGGCTGAGAACATCCGGATCATCAACGTCCGGGGCGACAGCATGTCTGGGACGATTGAGCCGGGTGATCTGCTGTTCGTCGACATCAGCGTTAAGAGCTTCGACGGCGACGGGATATACGCCTTCCTGTACGACGACACTGCTCACGTCAAGCGCCTGCAGAAGATGAAGGACAAGCTGCTGGTTATCTCAGATAACAAAAGCTATGCAGCCTGGGACCCGATCGAGAAAGACGAGATGAACCGGGTGTTCGTGTTCGGCAAGGTGATCGGCAGCATGCCGCAGACGTACAGGAAGCATGGGTAAAGCCTTAGCACGCAGAGGAAGCATGTCTGATCTGATTATCCCAATACTCATTACTTTGCTGATTATCGGGCTGGTTGGGATCGTGCTCAGGCTAGATAAGATTTTCTTCAAGCGAAGGGATGAGCGGGATGACTTTGAATAAGCCAGACCGGTAGTTCGATGTGTTTTTGGTAATGCCGAAGACGTACAGGAAGCAAGGGTAGCCAACCAGTGGCCTGATGAGGTGTTTGGGTGATGAGAGAATATCTGATAGTAGGCGTGGTTACTTTGCTCTCGGTTGTTGCTATCGTGCTTATGGTGGCCTGATGAGCTGTTTGGGTGATGAGAGGTCGCAGAAATGCGGCCTTTTTTTATGGTTAACGGCGTCACTAACGGTCAACGGTTTACCACAAAGAGCTTGATCTGAGTGGTTAACGGTGTCACCATTGGTAAATCGTTTACCAATGGTAAATGCATTAACCACTAGTGACATCGTTAACCATGAGGCCGTTATGAAAAAATATGCAATTTGGAATAATAAGGGTGGAACAGGAAAAACAAGTCTATCATTTCAGGCAATATGCCGTTATGCAGAAACCAACCCTCTGCAGAGAATCCTCGTTATTGACGTTTGTCCACAGGCCAATCTTTCTGAATTATTCTTAGGTGGTTTAATAGGTAATGGGAGCGTTAATCTGCTCACACGACACGATTTAGCCAGTCGTTGTACTTTGGGTGGTTATTTTCAAATGAGACTCCCAACACCTTACCAAAAACCAAACTTCGACTCTCACGACTACCTGACTCACCCAAAATCGTTTAATGATAATATTCCAAGCAACATTTCTTTGATTTGCGGCGATCCGCTTTTAGAGCTTCAAGCAAACGCAATCAATACTCTTGCTAACCAGCAGATACCTGGCACGAACGCCTGGGTAAGCATCATCGACTGGATTAATGATCTTATAACTGGACTTGATGGCGAATACGACGCTTTGTTTGTAGACTGTAACCCTAGTTTTTCAATTTACACGCAAATAGCATTAGCTGCTGTTGAAAAGTTAATCCTTCCAGTAATGGCTGATGATTCATCACGCAGGGCTATTCAGAACGCATTCTCTTTGATATATGGATTAAAATTACCATCCGACATTTACGCATCATACGCATTTGCAAATAAACTAAACATGGTAAACAGGCCATTACCAAAAGTGCATATGATTGCAAAAAACCGTCTTACACAGTATATGGGTCCTGCCTCAGCTTATGCTGCTGTGCTAAACTCGATAGATAATGACATTCAGCAATTATTGGTAAGCAACCCTGAGATTTTTGACTTTACCACCGTAGATGACGGTGTTGTTAACATCAAGGATTTCCAGACAACCGGAGTCGTAGCTTTCGCCAAAGGATGCCCATTCTCCATACTTCCCACAGGAAGCGTCAGAGTTATGAGCAGGAGGGTTAAAGTTAACGGGCCTTACAAACAGTCGTGCCTAGAAGCTATCGATAAGATGGTTGATAAGTTGTAACACTTAGCCAACAACCCGGCCAACGAGCCGGGTTTTTACTGCCCTACTCTTCCCTCTGCATCAGCACGTCCAGTGCCAGCTCTACTGCCAAACAACCATCACCAAAAACAAAACGCAAAATAAATATACTTTAAGTTCATTGACTTACATTGAAATGAACTATTGCCAAATTAAAAATGTACTTTTGGTACTTTACATTGATGAACCATTAGTACATTATCATCTCATCCAAACAACACCGGCAACGCCGGGGTGAAGTCAAAACGTCCCGTTAGCCGCGATAAGGCAAAGGTGAAGAGATGATCCGCGAAGAAGATAAAACTGAGTGGTTTAAGTTTCTGGCACACGCATTCGCCATCGTCGTATGCGTACTGATAGCAAGCGCGTTCTGCCTGATGCCTGGTGGTTCAGCATGAGCAGAAACGGCATTCGTTCACTGATTTACTGCCTGCTGATCTGCGGCGTTATCTGGACAGCGTTGATTATCAAAATTCTGCACGCTACGGGGGTGTTCAATGGTTAGTCATCATTACGGGACACAGACCGTTAACCGCGGCGCCGTTCTGCCAGGGATGCTCGTTAAACATCGGGAAAGCACCTGGACAGCATCAGCAAATAAACGCGGCCGCCTGTACCTGCATCGCGGGATTGAGCGGACTTACACAACCGACTTGCTGGTTGAAGTTTATCTGAACGGGTTGGGACAAGGTCTCAGCCGGTAATCGAAACGAAGAATTTAACTGAGCTATCAGGCAGCCAATACGGTGCCGGGCGTTTCACAACCAAATTTCAGGAGCGAGTTATGAACGCATACCGCGCATATGACGCTATCGAAGAACGGAAATGGGCTGAACAGTCGCTCACCGAAGAGAAGCAAAAGTGGATTGACGATCGGGCGCAGGAAATTATCGACGCCCTTCCGAAAGAGCCGTCAGGCCTGTTCCGTTTCTCTGTGCCGATGGACAAAAGCCCATACGAAGGCCTCCGCAGCGATGCAGCTGGCGAGGCATATAACGATCTCATCTCGGCAGTAGCTTACGCCCAGGCGGAATACGACTGGGATCACCGCACCGGCTGCCCGTTTTAACTTTGGGGAATAGCAATGGCTAACGAACTTGTGATTACAGCCAGCTCTCTTGCTGAGCGAGGCATTGACGGCGCTACCTGGAGCGCCCTCAAAAACAGTATTTACCCTGGCGCCAAGGATGAGTCAGTGATGATGGCACTGGACTACTGCCGGGCCAGAAATCTCGATCCGCTTCTGAAGCCCGTTCATCTGGTGCCAATGAGCGTTAAGGACTCGAAGTCGGGTAAAAGCGAGTGGCGCGATGTGGTTATGCCTGGCATCGGGCTTTATCGGATTCAGGCCGATCGCTCCGGTGATTACGCTGGCGCAAAAGAACCAGAGTTCGGCCCGGACGTCACTCTGACGCTTACCGGTATTGAAGTGACCGTACCTCAATGGTGCAAGTACACGGTCAGCAAGCGCATGCCGAGCGGGGAGATCGTCGAATTCAGCGCGAAAGAATACTGGGTTGAAAACTACGCCACCGCCGGCCGCGACACTACCGCGCCAAATGCTATGTGGAAAAAGCGCCCTTATGGCCAGCTGGCGAAGTGTGCCGAGGCTCAGGCTCTGCGTAAGGCATGGCCTGAAATTGGCCAGCAGCCCACTGCCGAAGAGATGGAAGGTAAAACGCTGGAAGTGGATGCGCGTGACGTGACGCCGCGCAGCACGACAGAGGCGCTTCCCCTGGTGGCCAGTGAGGAAACGTTGCAGGCAATTACTGACCTCCTGACGTCCCTGAATAAGGACTGGGAACAGGACTTCCTGCCTCTGTGCAGCAACATCTTCAAGCGAGACATTTTCCAGGCATCACAGCTCACCGAAGAAGAAGCACAGAAAGGCTTTAGCTTCCTCCAGAAAAAAGCGCAGGTGGCAGCATGACACCAGAAATTATCCTTGCACGCACTGGCATTGATGTTACCGGCGTTGAACAGGGTGATGAATCCTGGCACCGCTTACGCCTGGGCGTGATCACCGCCTCGGAAGTCCATAACGTCATTTCGAAGCCGAGATCAGGAACCAAGTGGACTGACATGAAAATGTCTTATTTCCACACGCTGCTCGCGGAGGTATGCACCGGCGCGGCGCCGGAAGTTAACGCCAAGGCGCTGGCCTGGGGAAAACAGTATGAGGCCGACGCTCGAACCCTGTTTGAGTTCACCACCGACGTGAAGGTAACGGAGTCACCGATCCTTTTCCGTGACGAAGGTATGCGCACCGCCTGCTCACCAGACGGCCTGTGCAGTGATGGCCGCGGCCTTGAGCTGAAGTGCCCTTTCACCTCTCGCGACTTCATGAAATTCCGGCTTGGCGGCTTCGAGGCTATCAAGTCCGCCTATATGGCCCAGGTGCAATTCAGCATGTGGGTAACCGGTAAAGATGCATGGTATTTCGCGAATTATGACCCTCGCATGAAGCGAGAAGGCATTCACCACGTGGTTGTTGAGCGCGACGACAAATACATGTCCGACTTCAACGAAATGGTGCCGGAGTTCATCAGCAAGATGGACGAATCTCTGGCGGAGATCGGCTTTACCTTCGGGGAGCAGTGGAAATGAAACATTACCGCGACGCCATAACCGTAGGAAAAGTGAAGTGCATGTACTCCGTCCTTCATCGTGGCTGGCTAATGCCATCTGGTGAAGTGGTAAGAAACCCTTTAAAGGCTCAGAGGCTGGCTGAAGAGCTGGACACGAAAAGAGGTGCGCGATGAAACGCTACTCACTTATCTATGCCGACCCGGCCTGGTCTTACGGGAACACGATCAGCAACGGTGCAGCCGTCGATCACTACCCCACCATGAGCTTGCTCGATATGAAGCGGCTCCCAGTATGGGAGCTTGCCGCGGATAACGCCGTGCTGGCGATGTGGTACACCGGCACCCACAACCAGGAGGCGATCGAGCTGGCCGAGGCCTGGGGATTTACGGTGCGCACGATGAAGGGCTTCACCTGGGTGAAGTTCAATCAGCTGGCCGAACTGCGCATTACCAAGGCTCTGGCAGAGGGCGATGTGACCGATTTTTACGACTTCCTCGCCCTGCTGAATGCCGAGACGCGCATGAATGGCGGCAACCACACCCGCGCCAACACGGAAGACGTGCTGATCGCTACCCGCGGCGCTGGGCTGGAACGAAAGCATGCTGGCATTAAGCAGGTGGTCTACAGCCCGCTCGGCGCGCACAGCGAGAAACCGTGGGAAGTTCGGCACCGACTGGAGCTGCTCTACGGCGACGTGCCGCGGATTGAGCTGTTCAGCCGCAGCGCAGCGCCAGGCTGGAGCCACTGGGGCAACCAGTGCGCCACCGCTTCCGTTGAACTGATCCCCGGCTGCGCCATCGACGTTGTGAAGACGGAGGCGGCATGAGCAAAGGTACCATTATCTGCCTGTGTGATATCACTGGCGTCATGGCTGAGCCATGGGTCGAAGCAGGTTATCGTGCCGTTCTGGTGGACCCGCAGCACCCTGAGACCTCGATCGACGGCCCTATTGAGCGCATATCGGCAACCATCCTTGAGGCGATGCCGAGGTTATCTCAGGTTATCCGCTCTGAGAACGTCGTCATCGTCATCGGCTTCCCGCCATGCACGGACGTTGCTGTTTCCGGTTCCCGCTGGTTCGAGTCCAAGCGCGCCAAAAACCCGCATTTCCAGGGCAAGGCCGCGCTGGTCGCTGAGCAATGCCGGATGGTTGGCTTGGCGGCCGGCTGCCCGTGGGCATTCGAAAACCCGGTGAGCGTGTTCAGTAGCATCTTCGGCTCGGCCGATTACACGTTCCATCCGTACCAGTTCACTGGGCTGTGCACGGATGACAACTACACGAAGCAGACCTGCCTCTGGACGGGTAACGGCTTCAAGGCGCCGGCAGAGAATATGCACCCGATGGTTGAAGCGGCTATCGACGCTGTGAAGCTGGCCTGCGGCCGCATGGTGCCGAAGAAAAAGGCGATCGAAGCCATATCCGGAACGTCCTTTGCCGGATTGGTGACTGACTGGTATCCGGACAACCGAATTCACGAATGTCCGCCCAGCGACGAGCGCGCCAACATTCGCAGCGCAACGCCTCTTGGATTTGCAAGGGCGGTTTTCCTTTCGAATGCACCCCATCTCAACAAGAAGCGGGAGGCAGCATGACGCCAGAAGAAAAAGAAAACGCTCTCCGCGCCCAGGCTCGTCGCTGCGCAGAAGAGATAACCAAAGCGATGAGCGTAAAGCCTAAACCGAAGTGGAACGCTGTATGCCCCCCCATCCTTCGCAAGCACTACGAGAAGGTAAAGCCGATGGGTGTCAGTCTGGTGAAATTTGTCAGTGTTATTGGGCGGCTTAGCGGCCGCTATGGAGTGGAATCATGAAAGAACGCGGAATGATTTTTAACGGGGAGATGGTGCGGGCCATTCTCGACGGTCGGAAGACACAGACCAGGCGGATTATGGCACCACAACCAGCAGACGATATCGAGCGTTGCATTTTTCCTAACCCAGAAGCAATTGGCTGGAAATCATCTCTGAGACACAAGCATGGCAGCACCACTGCTCATTTTTGCCATTATGGAAAGCCAGGCGACCGCATTTGGGTGCGCGAGACGTTTCAGGGACCACTGTTCGACTACGACCTAATGGATAGCTATTGCAAAGACCCCACTCCGTTTGTGAAGCCCGAATTCTGCGTTTACAAGGCTGATGGAGTGCCAGCGCCAGAGTTTTACGATGCAGATGGTGAACTGCATTGCTGCTGGCGCCCATCTATCCACATGCCGCGCTGGGCCAGCCGCATTCTTCTTGAAATCACCAACGTGCGAGTTGAACGACTGAAGAGTATCAGTGACGGCGATGCGATACGCGAAGGGTGCAGTACCGCCGACATGAAAAGTGGCGACTGTGTAGCTGATGTGTTCGCGCGCCTGTGGGCGTCAATCTACGGTGCTGAAAGTTGGAATGCCAACCCCTGGGTTTGGGTTATCGAGTTCAAGCGCGTTGAAGGCGGTGCAGCATGAACAGAGCCTCTCCCGTTGATTTAAGGAAATGCCTTGAGGCCGCACATGGCCTCGCTCATATCGGCATCCGTTTTGTGCCGATCCCGGTAGCGACAGAGGAAGAGTTCCAGGCACTGTCTGCCGAGCTTTCACGAAAGCTTGAGCAGATGGCAGTTGAAGCGGAAAAAAGCGAAGGCGGTGCAGCATGAGCGCAGAAATCATCGATCAGGCCAACGAGCTGGCAGAGCGCCGGCTGGAAATGACCATCCAGAACATGCGCATCAACCATGCGGCAGTTTCAGCTACTCACTGCCGCGACTGCGGGGAAGAGATACCCGAGCGGCGCCGTGAACTGGTGGCGGGCTGCCAGCGCTGCGCTGACTGTCAAGAAGAAGAGGAATTACGCGGTAAGCATCGGAGGTGATATGGCATCTGACAAACCGATAACAGCACAGCAGGCCGCCGATTTGCTCATCGTGTCGGCGCGGGTGATCTACCGCCTGATTGATTCTGGAGAACTCGCCGGCCGCAAGGTCGGCAACAAGTACAGAACGACCGAGGCTGCGTGTATTGCATATTTGAAAACCCCGCGCGATCCTGTCATCGCGAACGCGGGTGAACATAAAGGAGAAGTTTTATGTCAATCACCCTCAGGGGCGGCGTGTGGCACTGTCATTTCTTTACGCCGTCAGGAAAAAGAGTTAGGCGATCTCTTGGCACGGGGGACAAAAAACAGGCTCAGGAGCTCCACGACAAGCTGAAGGCGGAAGCGTGGCGGGTTGACCAGATCGGCGACCTGCCCGTCAGAACCTTCGAAGAGTGCTGCATCCGGTGGCTGCGGGAAAAGGACCATAAGCGATCGCTGGATGATGACAAAACCAAAATTGAGTTTTGGCTGCAGCATTTTTCCGGCCGTGATGTCTCGAAGATAACGGCGGAGGAAGTTCACGAAGCCGTTAACGGGATGATCAACCGTAAGCATCTGCAGGTGTGGGAGAGTAAACGTGATGCCGCGTTGAGAAAGGGTAAGCCGGTTCCGGAGTACAAGCCACGTCAGGTTTCACAGGCGACGAAGGCGCAATACCTTTCCTTCATTCGATCCCTTCTCAGGGCCTCGGCGAATGACTGGGGCTGGATAAAAACAGCTCCAGTTATCAAAACCCGCAAGCCGATCAGTAAGCGGATACGGTGGCTGACCAGAGAAGAAGCTGAGCGGTTGATCGATTGCATGCCGGAGAGCATTAAGCCAGTGGTGATATTTGCACTGGCAACCGGCCTGCGCCGCTCAAACATCATCGGGCTTGAGTGGCAGCAGGTCGATATGCAGAGAAAGGTTGCATGGGTAAATCCGGAGAACGCAAAAGCGGGCAAGGCGATTGGCGTAGCTCTGAATGATACCGCATGCAGGGTATTAAGGGATCAGATAGGGAAGCATTCCCGGTGGGTGTTCGTTCACACCACGGCAAAGCATCGCCCTGATGGGACACTGACGCCCGCAGTTAGAAAAATGCGGGTGGATGACAATAACGCCTGGCGCGCCGGGTTGAAAAAAGCGGGGATCGAGGATTTCCGTTTTCACGACCTCCGGCACACCTGGGCGAGTTGGCTAATTCAGTCCGGCGTCCCGCTTTCTGTTTTGCAGGAAATGGGAGGATGGGAGAGCATCGAGATGGTACGTCGTTATGCTCACCTGGCGCCGAACCACCTGACCGAACACGCACGGAAAATTGACGCCATTTTTGGCGCTAGCGACACAAATACGACACAAGGAGGAAATCAGGCTGGTTTAAAACTGGCGTAAGTTATTGTTTCTTAATGGCACGCCCTACAGGATTCGAACCTGTGACCTACGGCTTAGAAGGCCGTTGCTCTATCCAGCTGAGCTAAGGGCGCCCTGAGAAGCGAGTGCTTCGCGGAGTGAAACGCGTGGAATTATACGGTCCACGTCGGTTGAGTCAATCCATTTTGCCAGGAAACTGCGGGGCTTATACGACGCTGGCGAAATATCCTCCACCAACTGTACAAGAAGCATACCGCCGGGCCTAATGCGCGCGTAAATCGACTCAGTGGCCAGGCGCAACGCACCTATAACCATGTAATAACTATGGTCATAACAGGCTAAATTAGCCTCAGACTGGATAAAACAGCAAACGAGGACTGACAGCGAGGCCCGCTTCTGACAAAATATCCTCATCCCCCTTTCGTAAAGATACAGATGGAATCCTCTCTCTGATGGCAGCAAAAATTATTGACGGTAAAACGATTGCGCAGCAGGTACGCTCTGAGGTTGCGGAAAAAGTGAAGGCTCGCGTTGCGGCCGGAAAACGCGCCCCTGGGCTGGCCGTCGTGCTGGTCGGCAGCAACCCGGCCTCGCAGATTTATGTCGGCAGCAAGCGCAAAGCATGTGAAGAAGTGGGCTTCGTCTCCCGCTCTTACGATCTCCCGGAAACCACCAGCGAAGCCGAGCTGCTGGAGCTTATCGACACTCTGAATGCCGATAAGACCATCGACGGTATTCTGGTTCAGCTGCCCCTGCCGGCAGGGATCGATAACGTCAAAGTTCTCGAGCGCATCGCGCCGGATAAAGACGTCGACGGCTTCCATCCTTACAACGTTGGCCGCCTGTGCCAGCGCGCGCCGCGCCTGCGTCCGTGCACTCCGCGCGGTATCGTGACCTTGCTGGAACGCTACAATATCGACACCTACGGCCTCAATGCGGTGGTCATTGGCGCCTCCAATATCGTCGGTCGCCCGATGAGTATGGAGCTGCTGCTGGCCGGCTGCACCACCACCGTCACCCACCGCTTTACAAAAAACCTGCGCCATCATGTCGAAAACGCCGACCTGCTGATCGTCGCGGTGGGCAAACCGGGCTTTATTCCTGGCGAGTGGATTAAAGAAGGGGCGATTGTGGTCGATGTCGGCATCAACCGTCTGGAAAGCGGCAAAGTGGTCGGCGACGTGGTGTATGAAGATGCCGCCGAACGCGCGTCCTACATCACCCCGGTTCCCGGCGGCGTTGGCCCGATGACCGTCGCCACCCTGATCCAGAACACGCTGCAGGCGTGCGAAGAGTATCACGACGTTGAGGAGGCCTGA